TAAATATAAATTAGGAAAATTAAATTTACCATTAATATGTCCCAAAAAGAAAAATCAAAAAACTAAAAATACGACCGAAGAAATATTATTACTAAGAAAAAGACATAAGATAGAAAATTTATTCGCTTCTTTAAAAAACACTAATAGGATAAATGTACGAAAAGATAAAAAAATTGGTACATTTATGAGTTTTGTATATCTTGGCTTTTTAGAATATTTATTTAAATACAACGACACACACGAAAATATATCAATACAAATTCCTTCATAAATTAATCTATCACTTTTTTAATAAAGACTTATGTGTTAAAAATTATATTTGCGTTTATTATAGCTATATTTATATGTTTGTCTATGTATTTAAATTTTATAAAATTATTAAAATTTGTTTAATTTGTTAAAAATAATGTTCAAAATTAATAAAATATGTACTATTTATAATTTAACATAAATATTCTTTCTCTATTAACTCATTGCTATACAAATTATGAAATTTCAATTTTTAATCAAAAAAAATTGAAATTTATTTTCATACCAATTCTCATTAGAAAAATGACTATTATTCAAAATCGCTCATCATAATGTCCTATTTTACTTACACCGAACCACTAGCTCGTCCTACGGGACCCCCTTTGAGAATGGCTTATCGCAAGTCAACACCTGCTCCCCCGACCTCGGGCTATCTTGTGCCACTGATCCCTGGAACTGGACCAATTTTAGCTGTACCGGGGCACGGTGGTCACAGTTACATGGTTCCTGGATCCGTTGTCCCTGTGAGTGGATTTCACATGGGAGCACCGGTTGCACCCACTGTACCCAGCTCCAGAGATCCTTTTGAGGAGATGTCCAAGGCCAAGGCGATCTGCAAGAAGACCATTGGCCTTATCAGGGCTTCTGGAAAGAGAACTTTGAGATTGCAGCAATGGCAAGATCAGGCGATTCTCAAGATCAAGCAAGTCGAATTGTACGAGGATCCGATTGTCTATGGTCTCAGAACCGAGGACGATGTCCAAACACGCAGCTACCTCTACGAGCTCCAAAACCTCATCACTCAGGGCGAGGATCTGTCCAGACTGTAATTTGTTTATAACACATCATAGTAATTTGTTTATAATATGTAAAAAATTGATTTATATAAAGTTACCATGATGTATTATATTAGTTTATCATCTAAAACAATTCAACAAAATGTCCTCTTTTCCTGCTATCGGACCCCTTGGACCTCTTGGTCCGGAAACCGCAAAGTTTCCCTTTCAACTTACTCCAGGTGACGCCAGATTGAATGCTCGCATCGACGATCTTGAGAAAAACATGCGTGATCGCATTCATGCAATCGAAATGGCAAATGAAGCTCATATTGCCACGTTGCAAGCTCGCATTATTGCACTAGAAAAGGCATTGAAAGATCATGTTGATGCACCAACCTATTAAGTTTATTTATTGATTAACACATTGACCTAACTTAATATCTGTTACATCTGTCACATAATATGGTGCAAAATAATCCATAGCTAAGAATAAAGTACCAGTACCCAAAGCAATTAATATACATTTTTCCGTAGTTACATTATTTACATGACATAATAAAAAAGTAAAAAGAAACATTAATAAATATTTAAAAAATTGTTTAACTATTTTTTTATCTAACATTATAAAATTTAGTTAGATAAATATTAAATATCATTTATTTATAATAGCACAATGTCTGCAAGTATACAGCAATTATTGTCCAAAGACAAGCGAGATTCATTTTTAACAAAGCGTCCAAAGATAACACATTTTTATAAACCCATTAAGCAACATACGCCATTTTCAATCGATACTATAGAAGAATTTTTTAATAAAACGGCAAATTTTGATGAAGAAATATTTTGCGAAACATCTAATTATGGCGATTTAATTGATAGAATCGTATTAAAAATAGTTATTCCAGAAGTGCATATATCAAATTCTTTAGATAGTGTTAATTTACCTGATTATTCTGCTGATACAATTAATAATGAAAATTATACATTGAACATTGATAATATGATTGTCGAATATGATTTATTGATTAATAAATTTAGTGATTTTACACAATCTGCAATGGTTTATTGGCGTGTCATAAAATTAACAATGAAAAATAGTAATATAAATTATAATACAGTGATAGCATTATTAAAAGATTATATTAATACACAAAATGACATACAAGATTTATATGATAAAAATGATGAATTTTCAGCAACCCAAATTAAGGGTACTGGTATTTATTTTAATTTTAGTATATTGTCTCATTTATCATATGATTATACTTCACATGCAAATTCTGTATATAATGCAGCATTAACATTACAATATAAGAACGTGGTATTGCAATATTTGGATGATTATATCTTTTACCAAAAACAATATTTGGAATATATTATTGGTCAGCGTGATAAATTTATCAAAATTAAAGCAACACATGATGCAACATATTATCGATTTGCATGGGTAAAAGATGTTGCATTAGCCATGATTGATTATGTAACATTGGATATTGGTGGTCAACAAATTGATTATCACAATTCCGAATCATTAAATAATTGGTATAAAACAGCCACCAAAATAAATTTTACAGATACTATTGACACAATGTTAGGTAACACACAAGTTTTAACAACTTTTGATAGTAATAGTAAACCAAAATTTGAATTATATATTCCATTACCATTCGGTTGTTTGTTATATCCAAGTCAAACAATTCCGTCTGTAAGTACAAAATATCAAGATATTATTGTTAGATTAAAATTGAATGATTTATATAAATGTTGTTTTTTTGAACCTGATGAATTTCCACAATATTTTTCAAATATAAATATTAACGAAAGTATTAAAATTGTTAGTGCTTCATTATTAATTGATTATATACATTTGGGAGAAGTAGAAAGAAGTAAATATTCTACAAAAAATATTGAAATGTTAATAGAACAAAATCGTGTATTAACATTCAGCAATATTTCAAAGAAAAACATTATTCTACCATTAGATTTTAGTAACGCTGTTAAAGACATAATGTGGTCAATTAGAAAGAAATATAATGTTGAACAAATGAAATTATGGAATGATGATGAAATTTTTAATGCTTTCCCTGGAAAAATTACTATTATTGGACAACAAGAGCCTTATATTGGAAAAGTATTTATACAAATGAATAATGGTGATATTTTTAATAACACATTAATTAATCCATCAGAATATGTTGATGGAATATGCGAAATATATCATTCAAAGTATTATGAAGGAAAATATAAAATAATATATGCATCAGAAAGTATTATTGTTATTAATTCAACAGCTTATATATATCCTGACAATGTTAAAATGAAATTATACAAAAAATCAAAAGTATTACAAAATATTGTTGAAAATGAAAATATTCTAATATATGGACAAAATTTATTGAGTAGTCGAGATGAGAAATATTATACACTTGTTCAAAATAGATATAGAAGTAAATCATCAACTGTGCATAAATATGCGATTGCTATATTACCAGAAATGTTACAACCAGCTGGAGTATTAAACTTTAATGTTGTCAAAAATAAAAAATTACAAATTGAATTTTCCACAGTAGCATTAGAACAAGCCACAACAAATGGCGATGCATATATTATTTCTATACATGGTAAAAGTTATAATGCACTAAATACTAGCAAAGGTTATACAAATGTTATACATGGTATTTAAAGTTATACCATTATGGTAATTAATAAATAAATATAGTTTACCAAATGAGTATGGTATGATGCCAAACTCCACACATCCTTCAGGATCAGTGAATTTCAGTGCTGTTTCTAACACATCAATACAAATTATTATAACTGATGAAAACGTTAAAAACGTTAAAAAAGTTAAAAAATAGAAATAGTTATACAAATATAATGTTGCACATCGTGAATTAGTTTATAAATATCTTAAAATTTGATAAAAGAGTTTTAATATATAAAGTTATCTTAATATCCAATTACAATGCCTGGCGGTTTAATACATTTAGTATATATTGGTAATCAGGATAAAGTATTAACAGCATTACCCACTATAACATTTTTTAAGACAGCATATTGTAGATATTCCACATTCGCTATACAAGATCATTATATTGAATCAGAAACAGATACTAATTTTGGATGTCCAACTCATTATAAATTAAGACCTTTTGGAGATTTATTATTCAGACCTTATTTGAAAGTTACATTACCAACTATAGTGGCATCATATAAAGTCGATATATCACAACATATTACAGCATTTAATAATGAAACATATATTAGTAATACTGATACCAACATTATATTATCAAAGTTAAGAGCTCTAGAACATAATTATTCGATTAATACATATCCTGTTTATATAAACGATACATTATCATTAATGTACAATTTTGAAGATTGTGCATATGGCACACCAAAACTTGATATAATAGAAGATAATGATTATAAATATTTGCATCCTTCTACACCAGTAAGCAGTTACGAACAAACGGCAATAGCAAATCGTATCACGACACCATCTAAAATAAACAATCGTAATATTTATTATTCGCCTTATAATGCAAGTTATTTGACAACCGTATTAAATAAAATATCATTTGACGATGATACTATTTGGACAGCTGATGATTATTTTGAAAATTTTCGTGCAACAATTTTTCGTTATATTACAGTAAATCATGAAAACAAATTTATTTACACATTGTTAAATAATAAACAATTATACACATATAATTTATTACAAAAAAATGTTACTAAAACTGTTACTAATGAAATTACTTATAAATTGGATTACATTTATTCCAATATTAAATTATTATACGTATATCAATCTAGTGCCCAAGGTAAAAGTTTAAAATCTATATTTTTTATCGAAGACTACATTTACAGTAATTTCACATATACTAATAAACTTCGACCTGTGGAAAACTTGTATACATATATAGAAGATTATATTACACCATATACAAATACATTATTTATTGCAGATGGTTATAATACAAATAAAGCATTCAACATACATGAAATTGCATTTATGAAATATATTGAAGCAAAAGATTCATATTTAATTGTTAGTGGTATTACTAAAGATCCAAATAAACTTTACATGATATATCCTGATCAAAATAGTGGTACCGAAACAGAAAATTATTATGATTTATATTTTAATAAGTATTCAAAAGATAACAAAGTGTACAATATTTATAATAATCATGAATTATTATTGCCACTTTGTTACTTAAAATTTAATACGAATACAAACTTGTATCAAAAGATGAATTTTAATCCCACCATAACTGTTGATGATTTTGTATATCTGTATAAAGATGTTATTATATTTGATTCGACTACTCATCATTATAATTATGCATTAATTAATAATAATATGTACGAATTTACAAATGATACGGAAGAAACGCAATATACTAATAATTTATACATTAAGAACAAATTGCCTATTGTTGATGCAACAGTAACTCATGAAAATAATACATCATTTTTATTAAATTCTACAAATTCATTAACATTTATCAATAATTATACTGGGAATGAATATTCTGCACACGACTATATCATGCCATATAGTATTAATATAGATGTAACGGAAACAGATTTTGATAATAATAGAATGGCTCCAATTCTCACAGTGACAAATACTATTTTAAATTTGGATACTTATGAAGATACAGAATTTATTAAAGAACAAATTTCAGAATTAAACTTGACTAAAGCTAACAAAACATCTATTATATATTCAAATGTCACCGGTTCTATGGAACGAAATATGTTGTATATTAAAAATTTATTTGACAGTATGTTTGATGAAAATATCTACTACAAATTTTATAATTCATACACATATATTGACACCGTTAATGTAAATATTCCATTAAAAACAGCTTTCAAAACAAATTTATATACAAATCTAATATCAATTGTCAATGGAACACAAGAATATTACAATTTATTACAAAATGTCATTGTTGCAGATATATCATTGTTAATTGATAATAATGAAACATTACATTCCAAATTAATAAGGGACATAATTAATCTTGACGATCCGCAAAATTTCATATCAACATTACATCAAGTTAAAAACAATAATATGTATCTTCATGTTACTGGTGCCAATGAAAGTTTAACATATTACGTAGATGATAGCGGTATTTATAAATCTAAAATATGTTTTACCGTAAATAATAGTTTTACAGGTGATGATATATTAACTGATTTATCCGATAATTTTGATTATACTTTGACTATGGATGGTTCATATTATACAATTCCAAATATGTATTACATTTCAAATGGCTCGACGACAATAGATTTAGTGCCATATGATGGAACAGCCAATAAAGAGTTTTACATTTTTAATACTCTATACAATTTATCAAATAATGGCAATCCAACTACATATATGATTGAAGATTTTTACATTGTCCCCAATAATATGGATGTTAGTGGCGTTGATATATCAGCCTATAAATTTACGACATCTCGTACCACAACATTAAATGTATTTACAATGTTTGATAATATTCAAAATAATAATTTAACTCATTACATTGATACTTTATTTTATAATAATACAGTTGCATCGATTAACACAGCTATAGATGTCAATTATATATTATATCATTACGGAACATATTTATTTCAAGATATTAAGGATAGAATGAAAAATGACTACAATGATAATCATTTTACAAAATATAATGATATGAGAATGTATGATACGCTGAGACATGTTAAACAATTGTTACATAAAAAGACTATTAATGGTAATCAAACACGTACAATTGATTTAACAAGTCAAACAGCTATCAAATACATCGATTGTAATATGTGTTATGCCGATCATGTTGATCATATAATGATTAATAATTCAATAAAGCAAAATGTTTTTACATATATTTCTACCATATTAAAACCATTAATTATCGAATTATTGTATGACAAAAAAAATTATTTTAACTTTTTTATTAACGAATATAGTTTTACATTTAGTAATGACATTTCCGATTCCCTTGATATTGATTTAGATCATGTTAATAGTATTAAATTGATTCAGTGGTATTTTCATTATTTAAATTCTATTAAATCGGATATTAATGGTTATGTTGTGAATGATAGTGGTCTCGATATTTTAACAAATATTACCATTGAACAAATAATAACTTTATGTACATTTTTTTCAACATCAACAAATATATTTGATCCAAGTTATAATGGTTTAACTTTTGACTTATCGTCGACTGATTATGATAATATTGTGATAGTAAATCAACATGTTTTAGATTTTATTAATCACATTAAGAGTTCAACTGAAAAGCGAAAGATATATTTAGATGATGGAACTATTGCAATATTTGCTGATACTAATGAAACTCAAACATTTACAATGATTTATTTTAATACAATGACTTTACAAGATTTTATAATCGACATGACCGATTTATATATATCAAATTTTTACAAAGATTATTTATACAAAGATATTATTCCATTTTTTTACAACATTAAGAAACAATTCCAAGATATGTATATATCAGTGTTCACTAACATTAGTAATATGTCATCATTTTCGGCATCGTATCTTACACAAATTAAACAGTTATTAAATTTTGAAATGAATGATTATGTTGAACAAATGGATTGGTTTAGAACAAATGTCGATTACACATTATCAACGGACATTTATAAATTTATGAATGAAACAAGTGCCATCCTTGAACCTGAAACATATTACAATATGTCATTAATCAATAGTAGCGAAATACTTGGTAATTATTATAGTGTTACTTTTCAAGACAATGCACAAGTATCAAGAGTATTTTCGGCACATAGTTACCTGTTGGATATTAAATTTGAAACAGTTGATAATTTAATTAATAATTTTAATAATTATTTTAATTACGATTATTTATTTTATTCGGATTACAAAATTATTTATGCATTATATTTTTTCTATTATTATACATATCAATTTACTGTGAATTCACAACCATATAGAATGGAATTTAATAATAGTGATAATACATCAACAGATAATGAAGTTACAAATTTGATAACTGGTGACATATATGCTTATAGTTATATTGTATTAGCTGTGGATAATAAAGCATTATTTACAGTTATAAACAATAAATTATTCGATACAAGTGAAAATGTATTTGTTAACTATACTCATCATTTTACACATGTTAATAATGTCACAGATGATGAAATTAGACGATATGATGATGATTATATATATCACATTATTAATAATAATATTGTTGATATAAGTGAAAATATTATATTTGTGATAAAAGATGAAAATATATATGATTTATCTAATGTTTTAGTTGGAACACATGCATCTGATATATATTCTATTAATGATATTGTATATAAATATGAGCTAACTACTACATTAGTTCAAGCATTATTTGCAAATTATGTCATTATTCCTATTACGAATCATACAATTGTTATTGATGATGTGACATATGATATTATTAGAAATATATTTCACGACGATGATTATAATGTTATTTTTAAATTTGCTATTCCGACAACAAATGTTGATACAGGTTTTCCAGCATTCCAAGTAATATTTGAAGACACATATATTCCATTAATACCCGGTAAATTAAGACCATTGTTAGGTGGTGCTGATGCAATGATAAGTTTATTATCGGTGTTTGAATCGTCATTTACCAAAGTTAATATGCAAAAAAGTGTAAGATATTTAAGAGAAACAGTTCACAATTCAATATTTGATTTTACGGAATCGAATAACGAAACAACATTCAAAGATGTAAATATTGGGAGATTGATGCGAATAATGTTGCAAAATTCTATATTACCGCAACAAAATTATATTGATGAAACAATAATGTGTGCAAATTTTAATAATTGGAAAAATAATAATCATGATATTGATGACATACTTTTATACTTGAAAACATATAACGAAACAAGTATTAATATTATTAAAATATTTAATGAAACCGATCAAACAATTATTTTATTAGAACAAGTATCATCAATCGCATTATTAAATAAAACATATCATTTCGTAGTAGATAGAACATCTTATATTCCATTACAAGTTGAGGGAACTGTTTATAGATCGAGTGATGATATTATTAATTTACACAATACATTTGCATCATCATTAACATTTATGTTACATCAAAGTAAAATGATTAAACTTGTAGATATATCATCAATAATATTGCTACAACATAAAACAGAACTTGTTAAAAATAAGATTATTGATGAAATATTCGATCATATTAATATTAGCGCTGACAAAGATTTTTATACCGAAAATGTTCATTTTGATATATCTGACGATATTGTAACTTGGGATATTTGTGATAATAATATCAATGAAAATTCTGTATTTATTAGAAATTCTATATTAATAGATAATAGTGAAAATGTTAATATGTTATGTATTGAAGATATTAGTAATACATTAATGTACATTGATCATTTATATTATCTTAAGGATATTTGTGATAATTTACATAGAATATCAATTATAAATGATATTTCATCAGATATTTCGTACAACGATTGTATATTTTTATACGATGATACAAATGTTTATATTGATGTTTCGTCATCAATCTTTCCAAAAACATTATCAATATTTGAAGGAAGATTGTATAGACTTAATACAGTAGAAAATGGTTATACGATTGATAGTTGTGGTAATTTAATATACGATTTCCAATATGATACTACTCTTGACGTATTATTAAAAACTATCAATAATTATAATAAAGTAATATACGATGATTTAATCATAGTAGATATTAGTGTTACGGTATACGATTCATTAGACGATTTATCAACTAATCATTTATTAAATAGTAATGATCTTGAAATATTTACAATAAATAATATTGATGATACACAAAATATATATATGGTTACAACTATTGATAAACAATTGGAGAATAATTATGTATTATTAGATGACAAATTAGGTTACATATCATATTCATATACAAATGTTGATGATGAAGTATTAATGAAAATATTTATGATTGATGATTTCACTTTTGATCCAAGTGATAATTATACGATAAAATATAAAACAAGAGATATTTTGACACATATTGGAACGGAAAAGTTATGGTATAAAGCAATTTTCTATCATTGGGAAACATTTTATAAATCGTTAACAGATATACGAGATATTGTTGCAACATATGATGATACATACTTTAATAAAAAGAAAATTTCAAGAAATAGTTTTATTGAAGAAATATTTAATACATTAACAGCTAATCATGGCACAAAATTATTCTCTAGTTGTGTAGATCATTTTAATCGTGATACAGTAAATAATATTAATACGTTTGATAAATTATCCATAGTACAAACATTACAAGAAAATATTGTAGTAACATTTCGTCAATACAATGACACAGTTAAAGAATTAAAAGTTATTTTAGGTCGTGACACAATACCAAAATGTTCATGGATTGATTATATTGGTAATTATATATGCGATAGTGTTGATTTCCAAATTGATGGAAATGTTGTTGAAGAAATAAATGATCAAATTATTCATATATACAATTGTAGAGATAGTAATATGGGTACGGAGAAAGGTTTGTATGATATGATTGGGCATAATAGTGTACTACAAATACCAAATAATAAAATTCATAAACATGTAATATATGTTCCATTACCAATGTGTTTTCAAGAAAGTTGTAAAGCGTTACCGATTATTGCATTAACAAATAGCGCTTTAACAATGGCGATTAATATTAAAGCATTTGAACGACTCATCATTGTTAAACCTGGGATCACAGTCAAACCTTTAAAAAGTGTAAAAGTATCAATTAATGCATCATATGTATTCTTAGATTTAGAAATGAGACAAAAGTTTGCTAGAATGAGACATGAATATTTGTATGAAATTAAAAAATGTTATAAATATACAGTATCTGAAATGAAAGATGAATTAAAATTAGAATTTTCAGGACCATGTAAAGAAATGTTTTGGTTTTATGTTAGTGAAGAATTAAAAAATAGTAATAATATATGGAATTATACAGGTGTAGAACATAAATTATACAACCCTGATTTACCATACGATAATGATTATAGTACAGATGATGATGTGCGTGCATTTATTATAAAGATGTTAACTGTTAAAGAGAAATATTATGATTTAGATTTGACCAGTGATAAATTAATTGTTACAGCATTATCATCATATGAAGTACAACAATTATCAGATTATATTAAGAGACGATGTAGTAATCCCAATCCATTCACCTTAACATCCTTGGATTATAGTGGTCACAATAGATTTTGTATGGATGGAATACAAAGTACTATAGTGGAATCAATACAGATGTATAAAGATACATTTATGGCAGGATTAAATTGTAAAACATGGTCTAGAGATCCAAAAGGTATTGCACACATGGGTTATAATAATTATACGATGAATTATGATATGAGATTGAAATATGAAATGAGTGGTAATGTTGATGGCACAATTTATGTGGTGACTAATGGTTATAATTTATTGAGAATTGCGTCGGGGATAGGATGTACTATGTGGTAGAGGATTAGAGGAACGAACGTGACGAAAGACGATAACGAAAGACGATAACGAATATGACGAAAGACGATAACGAACGTGACGAAAGACGATAACGAACGTGACGAAAGACGATAACGAACGTGACGAAAGACGATAACAAAAGACAACAAAAGACATAAAAAATTGATTATTTTATACTCACTATACTTAATACAAATATAGTAATGGAACAAGTTAACAGAATCAAGTCATATATCGGCAATGTCATGTGGTCAGAAAGTGATAAGAGAGATCAGCTTTCAAATGGACCCGATTTTATTGGATGCAAGCATGGTAATGCTATTTTATATAAGGAAAAGGGTGTAATTAAAAGTATTGATGCATCACAAATTCCTGTAACCAAGTTTTTGAATGCGGGATCACTAGCTACTAATATTGATAATCTTTCTACATATATTGATACATTTCCTCAATTGGTAAAGTATAAGAATTATAGTTTTGTAGCATTAGCGCCTGGTTCAAATATTAGAATTAAGGCCCCATCAACAACAGATATTCTTGCGTTCACTGGTACAAAGAAGATTGGTCAATATTTTGATTTTCAAATGTATCATAGTACAGATAAGCAATTATCGCCCTGTAATTATTCTACTAGACAAATGACAGGATATGTGCACTCTGGTGATATTGGTAGTGGATCGTTCCTACTTCATACTATTAAATCGAATAGTACAAAGAATAAGGATACTTGTGTATTGTCAGTCGTAGGATTTCGCAACACACCGTTAATTAATTTTGCAACTCAGAATCCTAGTGTAGTAATTGTTAACGAAGAAGAACAAATTCTTTATGTTATTCCATCCCCCTTAGATGAAGCTACTATGCGTGACAGTACTATGGCAATCTTGGCAACTATTAAGAGAGTTGATGATTATATTAACATATCTGTTTTAGTAAAGCCATATAGCATTAACAATGTTGATACCGGTTGCACTAATAAAGTTACCAAGGATCTGGTTAATGAAGCAGTAAAAGATCATGATTCTAATGTTACTGATACGGATACTACAGTTGATAGAATTGTTGTTAGAAAGATAACTGATGTTGCCTTACCAAAGCAACTAATTTTTGTTCAAAAAGGATGCACACATGTTGTAGATGAGCCTTGTTTCGTATTTGGTAGAGGTCTAGAATGGGTTGAACATTATACACCATGTGATCGCGATGAAGTAACTTTATCTCCATTTGGTATTCTGCGTGGTCCAAGTATTATTTCACTACAGCAAAGTTATAGAGGTAATGTTGATCTTGACGAATCATCATTTTTTGCTGCTATCGATGATTGTACATCTGTTGTAATTCATATTACAGATGATTGGTTAGAGTCAGTTGTAAAGATCAATGATGTATTGATCAATGCACTAATTATTATTCATACTAACTTGATTGAAAGTGTCAAATCAACAATGTCAAAGCTTAATATTTCTGGTATTTCCGCTATTGCTGGACCATTAGCAACAGTTATTGTCGAGATTGATAACAATCTGTATTGGTACAGAGGCGTATCAAATTATGGTATTATTGCAACTGATTTTTGTTCAGATATTACCAATTCGGTAACATATGTTAGTGATACATCAATTCCTAATGTTTATTATCGTGATGAAATTTTGGCTGTTTGGAATGGAGATATGGTTGATATTGATGTTGCTAAGAATGATATTCTTGCAATGTCTCATGACGATATTGTTCATAATATGGATAGCATTAAGATGTTATTTACGCAATTGCAAACAATTTATGATGCCAGAGATCTTAACAAAATTATTAATGATGTTTCAAAGTTTTTGGAAAAGAAGATTGATAATGTTATGAATGAAAAGACGGCTACTGTTGACATGACTAACATGACCAATGCAGAATTGATCAAACATATTGGGTCTGTAAAAGGCGATAGAAAGAAGATTCAAAGATTGTTAAAGCCTTTGATTGGACATATTGGATCACTAATTTCTCAACAAAAGTCAGTTAACAAGGTTTTCGACTTGAAACAGTTACAACGTGTAGCAACTATTTCCGATAACGTTAGCAAGGCACAGAATATGAATATTATTGAAAAGGTAGAATTGTTGTCAAAGTATAGTGATAGTGTATTATTCGCAAAGGTAAATCTCAAGGAATTTAGAACTATGGTTAAGGGAATTCCTGAGAAAACTATTACTTTCCCCTGTAATGAGCTTGTCACAATTGATCCTGAAATGAAACAAGTGGAAATTGGCATTACTCAAGATCTGTTAGAAGTTACCGCGGTAAATGTAAAGCACGAACTGTGGTCAGAAAATGGTATTGCGATTAATACAAGAGGTATTGAAGTATTCATGCCACTAATTATCAATAATTCAATGCTATCTTGCAAGGATCCAAGTACAATCTTTTGGGTAAATGAATGTAATTTGGAAGAATGGGCAATATTTAGAATTATGATGAGAGGAACAATTGCATCTAGTAAATGCGGTAAGACTTGCAAGCTTGTACCTCAAGATAAGCAAGTTGGTTACATGATTGTTAACATGATTGTTGGTGCAATGGAACAGATTACATGTGACATGACCAATCCTGAAAAGTTAGACTTTGATAACAATGCTTGTCAACTGATGAGAGGATTATTTGGACAACTGTTCACAACTATTGCATCTGGAGCTAATCCAATGTCAATGGCTTGGCAACTAGTAATGAAGAATCCCAATATTGCTACACCAAAGGATGATATGTGGATTTATATGAAGATTATTCGCCTATTACCTTTTACCGGTTGGCCAACTAAAAACTTGAACAACAATATTAAGAAATTGTTGACAAAGATTATTAAGAACAATATTTGTGGTGCTGCTATCAAGGCAATGCAAGCTCAAATTTCAAAGGCCAAGGGTGATTCTCAAGACAATTATATTGCTTCAAGAGATATCGAATTAAAGCATTGTCAAATTATGATTGATATGATTATGTATTGTATTAAGAATGACATTGATTTGAAGAGCGAAGAATCTATTGATATGTGTAAAAAGGCTATGGAATTATATAATATTGATAAAAGAAAGATTATTAACTTGTCAGAATCAACTAGACGATTGACTAATTATGTTGATCAGATTATTAAGAAATTATTGTCTGTACCAGATGAGACCGAATTGTATAAGCTATCTGTTAATATCTATACTAGACGTAGTGCATGTTTCGCAAGATCAAAGAAAGATATTTTGGATGCATTAATATCACATGATGGTATTAATGAAACTATTCAAAACTTTAGTGATTTTAGAAAGAAAATTAAGGATAGTTTTTCTTACGAAGGAAAGTTATTGATTCAAAATAGGGATGCTTTACGAGATAAGGACACTATTAAGTTGAAGGGTGATGCAGAATTAACAAGAATTCCTTGGAGAATCAATGAAGATGAGACTGATCATGCAACCAATATTAAATATGTATTGGGAGAAGAGAATGCAACTGTGGATTTAAGTACGGTTACATTAGACACAGTTGCTAAAAAGCGTACATTCTTAATGGATGTTCGTGGCAATCAATTAGCTGTTCAATTGCATTCTGATTCGAGAATTGATGTTGAATCTGTTATCGAAATGTCAATGCCTTTCCAGGATATTGAGTTTCTATTGACCGAATTAAAGGTCGAAGATCATTGTACTACATTATTTAGAATGATTGAGACATCTCTATTGAATTATAGTGATGGAGATGAATGTTACAATGAAGTTTATAAGATTCTATAAAATTGATTCATCAATATAATTTTATTTATATATAGTAATGGGATCTGGAATCTTACAACTTGCATCATATGGAAAACAAGATAATGAATTCTATAAAAAACCAACTGTTACATACTTTAAAACAATGTACAAAACACATACCAATTTTGTATCAGAATCAATACCACAACAGTTTAATATTAAGCCCGATTTCGGTAAGCGAGTCACCTGTAATATTGGCGATATTGCTGACTTGATGGGAAATGCATACTTGAATATTAATTTGCCACCAATAGGTAAATTTACTGATATACCTGGTGAATTAGGATCTGGTAATAGTGCAATAAGTTGTTGTGCTTGGGGAGATAAAATTGGTTTACGATTAATTAAAAGTATTGAATTCGAAGTGAATGATAAAGTTATAGAAAAACATACATCCGATTGGTTCAATGTATATAACGAACTTAATACTGATGCAAGTAAAAAAAGAGCATTTGATCAAATGATTGGTAACGTTGAAGAATTATATTCATTTAGCGAATCGAAAGATGGTTATCAATTGACAATACCTTTAATTTTTTGGTTTAATAAATATGCTGATTTACATTTTCCATTAATAGCAACATATAATAGCAGCGTTAAAATTAATATTGAATTTAATACATTGGAAAATTGTTTAATATTAGGACCAAGTCATTACGTAGAAATTAACGAAAATGTATGTCTTTATAAGAGAGGAGATGTATTAAGTCAAAATGTTAATGGTAAAATGCATTATTTCAAATTTATTTATTATGATGTGCTTAACAAACGATTGTATTATATAAAAATTACCAATGAAGAATTAGTTAGTACTAATGATATTATATCTATAACACATCCAACATATATAGTTACAGCAAATGGTAAAGAAAAGTTATATTACAATAAAAAGAAATATTTTAGTCAAACCATTAACCTAGCTTTGGGAAATACTTATTTATTAATTGATTATATATTTTTAGATACCAGTGAAAAAAAAATGTTCTTAAAACATAAATTAAAATATGTAATAAGCGTTTTACAATTTGATAATGCAAAAAATATTTATCATACAGGTCATAAAGCTAAAATTAATTATTCTTATCCATGTACCGAATTATTATTCAATTGTAGTCAAGAATATTTACAAAGTGGTTATATGAAAGATATATTTAATTATTCAGCAGATGTTACTGGGACTGCTGAAATCATGAATGGGGTAACATTATATATGAATGGACAAGAACGATTTGCGGAACAAGATATGAAATATTTTAATTTATTACAATCATATGAATATCATAAAAGTCCTGGACAAATTGGTTTAGCATCATATAGTTTTTCTGTTGACCTTGATAGTAGTCAACCAGCTGGATATTGTAACTTTTCAAAAATGTCGGATATCGAAATCCAATTGAAACTAAATAAAAATGTTTCATATAACAGACCGATAAAGTTCAAAATATATGCAACTGTATTAAGATTATTGACAATAGAGAATGGATTGTGTCATTTAGAGTAACTTGAAGTGAGTAGCTTTTTGAGAATATTTTATGATTATTATAAAATATTTTAATAAATATAGATTAATTAATTAATTTATAGAGTGTAGTGACTGGCGGCAGCAGGTGCGGCAGGTGCGGCAACATTCTGGATGATGATGGGTCTTCCGTAGTGGGCGATGTTTCCTAGGGCGTTACTTAGGACGGCGGTAGTTCTGGTAACAGCCTGAGACTTCTTGTCGAATGCAGCGAGGTCGGTATCGCTGACAACGGCACTGGTGATGCTGTTTAGGTCAGCAGAACTGACGTTTCTTAGTCTACCCATGAATTCCTGGACTTCCTTCTCGTATGTCTCAAGAGTGTTGAGCTTTCTGGTGAAAGCAGCAAAAGTCTCGGCACTTAGTCTCTTGTTGTTCTGTGCGAGGACAGGAAGAAGACCATCAAGCTTGGCTCTTAGACCAGCAGCAGTGGATGAACCACCGCCAACCTGACCGGCACCGAGCATGGGCATTAGGACGTGAGAAGAGTGACCGGGGGCAGCATACATACCGTGAAGAGTGCGCATAGGTCCCTTTAGAGATGTCATACGAGCGAGAGGTCCAGTAGAACGAACCTTGGTAGGACTGAATCTCTGCTGCTCGACAATGGCGTTCTTGATAGCGGGGTTGGCGTTGACTAGTTTGTAGCATGCTTTAACAAGTCTTCCCAGTCTGGAAAGCTGCATATCGGCGACAGCAGCAGCCCAGTCAGTGGGATTGGCACCAAATGGAGCAGCGGTTCCGGCAACAAGCATATATTGCAATGCTGATTGAAGAGATGATTCCTTTCTCTCTTCAACACTGAAGTCCTCAAAAGTGTATGCAAAAGCATCTTCGGAACCGGTGTGGGCATACCAGTTAACGCGCTTTAGAACAGCATAAGCATGTGCAACCTGTACATGAAGATCAGCAGGTTCCCCGTCCTTTGTCTTACCGAGATCAGAGAAATCCAAACTAACTCTGTTAGTATCAGTTCCTACACCAGCAACAAATGCTAGATACTTAACACAACTTTCCTTGGTACCAGTTTTCATGTCGTGACATTTCTGGAAATCAGATTCAGTGATGGTGGAACGACTCTGAGCAGTGGCAACGGTCTTACCATCCTTATCCTGAATCACAACGTCTCCGTTAGCAAGAATCTTGAAAGTATCACCACTGGTGGCGCTGGCAGCAGGTGCAGCATCAGTGGAACGATTTCTACTAAAAGTGTGCCATAGACCAACGATTTGATCATATAGTGCGGCGTCGGCAACAAGGGCGGCATTGGTGGTACCGCGTGTAGGAACAAGTTGTTGAGCAGCACTAAGTACAACCTTGGTATTACTATCCAATACAGAAATAGTTTTGGAAATAAAAGCAGCAGCATCAGTGGGAACAATTTTTAATGCTCCAGTGGCATCGGTACGCCACAAAGTTTCAAACTGAGCCTGAACTCCATTAAGCATCCATGATTCAAATACATTTGACATTATATAATATAGACTGGAGATAATATTTTTTCATAATAATGTTTTTATTTTTAATTCCTATAGGTTTTATAACAATTATCGAAAAATAATTGTTTTGTATAATAATTACTTCAATAGTATTTTCTATTACTATTTTACATTCTATTATATGATTTCTTTGGTACCACACTAGGTAAATAATTAGTGATTTTTATAATCCCATTAGACATTGATACAACTTGTCTTCCAAGCTGCTTAGACACAACATTTAATTTATTTATTGTTGATTCATCAATATTTTTAAGTCCATCGTTAGGATTTTCCTTAACATATTTCTCAAATTTATTAAGAAATTCATTTAATTCGTTTTCTAAATTTCTAATTGTATTAATTTTACCTTTGACAATTATCATTGTATTATCTGATAAACGTTTACCTTGACTCTGTAATATGTATAAAATACGATCTATCTTACTTTCGAACACAGTAGCAAATGACATTTGACTTCCACCTTCCTGAACACCATATGTGGTCATACCTCCCTTCAATAGAGGAGACATTATATTTTGAATACGACGTCTAGCTAAATCTAGACCGCTCATTCTACTAAACTTTCTGGGTTTAACTTCTGTGAATTTCTGCGTACCTAGAACATTAATTATATCAGGATATCTATTAATAATTTTTATGGCCTCTTTGACAATGGCAACAAGATTTGGTTTGGTGCTATATAAAAAGTTGCCTGCTGTAATCATATCATCAGTATATCCTAAATAAGTTAATGTATTTTTGACATCTTTATTTGATCGTTCTACTTTAAAGGTTGCTGTCGATAATTCATCAAATGTTACAATGGAATGTTTACCATTAATTATTTGAACAGACCATTTTAACTTTTTGAGGATAGCACGCGAATCACTTAATTTTTGCTCCTCGGATACATTATCAAAGAAACCTAATTTAATATCACCACTATCAAAGAAACCAATCATCATACCTAGAGCTTCAATACAATGACGCTGTGAATCAGCACCTTTTAATTTACTGCATTCGTCAAATGTATCAGCACCAATATTCTCATGAATATAACTAGTTACAATTTCATTGGTATCTCCATTAATAATATTAACATTTCCATTATTAGAAATAGTAAATCTTAAGTTTTCTGTTTTAATTTCATTATCCTTTTCAACATGCAACTTTAATAAATCTAATAAAACACCATCTTGTATCAATATTTTATGTGCACTTAATGCATTGATACCGGTGACATGTAATACTTGTTTTTTACCAATATCATTTAACCAATTATCTTTGTTAGCACCACCAACCATTTCTCCACCATGTTGAACATTTGAATCATATAATGATAATAATATTAAATGAATAGAATGTTTATGTTTCGCACTCAATGAATCTAATAAGGTATTTACATGATCCAATGTTTGTACAGCAACTTTGGAATCGGTCAATGCATTTTTCTGTTGCATCAAATAATTCTCAATTTGTTCACGATTTAAATTAGTGGGTAATGGTTGCAATGGTTGTCTTGTATTTGCTACCTGTGCTGTTGCTTGTAATGCTGCGGCATGTGCTACCAAGCGTTGTGTTTCCTTTTCTTTTGCTTCTCTTGCTACTCTTGCTGCTTCTCTTGTTTTTGCTTTTTCTGCTGCTACTCTTGCTGCTGCTACTCTTGCTGCTTCTACTCTTGCTGCTTCTACTCTTGCTGCTTCTACTCTTGCTGCTTCTACTCTTGCTGCTTCTACTCTTGCTGCTTCTACTCTTGCTGCTTCTACTCTTGCTGCTTTTGCTGTGGCTCTTTCTGCTTCTACTCTTGCTGCTCTTGCTGTGGCTCTTTCTGCTTCTACTCTTGCTGCTTCTACTCTTGCTGCTTCTTCTGTTGCTACTCTTGCTGCTTCTACTCTTTTTGCTTCTACTCTTGCTGCTTCTACTCTTTTTGCTTCTACTCTTTTTGCTTCTACTCTTGCTGCTTCTACTCTTTTTGCTTCTTCAGTTACTCTTGTTAATTCTTCCTTTCGTGCCAATTCCTCATTATATGCCGCTTCTGCATTCGTTACTCTTATTTTTGCTTTATTATATGCTTCTTTTGCTTTATTATATGCTGCTTCTGCTTCTTCTTTTGCTTTATTTACTTTTTTTAAGTCTCCTTGTAATTGCTGTGTTCTATTTTGATTGTTAACATTTCTCATACTTAGTAAATTATTATTTGCTATTTCTCTTTTTACGCTATTGTATGAAGCTGTCACTGTATTTAAGATAATTTCTTTATCATAACGATCATCATGAGCCTTTTTCTTTTCCGTTTTTTCTATATTATATACTTTTCTTGCTACTTCTACTCGTTTCGCAACGGTTTCAATATTTGACATTATAATATAATAAATACATATAAAATTAAAATTTTTTTAATTTATTTATAATAACTTTTGCCTCATCAATATGGTCAACTATATTATCAATCATAATGTCACCAACCTTATCTGAACCATAATATAGGCCATAGAGGAAACCACAAATAGTTCCAGTTGTATCAGAATCACCAACATGCAACATTGAATAAGTTACTACTTTTTCCCATGATCCACCACAACTTAATAAAACATCGTATGCTATTATAACAGAATCATCACCACCTGCACCAGGATATATATCATTTTTTCTACTGGAATATCTATTGTAATATAATGATCTTTGAGAAGGAAATTTCATTATCATACTTTTTTTATACACAAATGTTTGATCTGGAAATTTATCTTCAATATAATCTCTCCATTTGGTAATAAATATTTTCTTATCACGATCGTAAAATGAATACATTTCACTTTTATGTTTTCTAATATAATTATCAATAATATCAGATTCCAATAATTCTATAATTTCAATGCACCATTTCTCAGGTCTCATTTTATCTCTGGCATATGAAGCAAAGAATCCTACTACAACAGATCCTAGGAAAGCAATCGCATTAGGATGTGTTAAACATGTTGTCTCAATACATGCCGCTAATAATTTTAATTTATTTTCATCACCATGCAATATATAACCAAAGATTGCTGATCTCATTGTACCACCACTACCTCCACTCTTATCGTTATAAGCAAATGTTTTATAATCGTCTCCATTTTTCAGCTTTTTTAAGTTAGATATTGTCGTAATACCACCTTTATAAATGCGTTCAAAGTTTTCTAAATCTTGTTTTCTGTCAATAATTTTAATATAATTAGTACGAACAATAGATGTTAATGCATCGATATCACCATTGACATGATCCCATTCAATTAATGCCCGTGCATTAGCTAGCGTCATAATTGTATCGTCGCTAACTGTCCAGTCACCTTTTGGATGTTGCGAAAAACCGCCATTATTTATAAAATCGAAAACCATTTGATTTGAATAATCTGCACCTGTTTGTTCATAGTTATCGTAATTATCTTTTGTAAAAAAATTATCATTATTAAATTCTATTTTACCATTGCCAAATCCAATAATATCTCCCAACATACCCAATAATATTGCACTCGAGATATTGGTCATAATATTATATTAAGTTTAGATTTAAAAAAATAATGTTTAGAATTAATTAAATGAGTGAAGAAGAAAGTCATAATATCAATACCGACGATTTGTACGCTATTAAGGATATCAATCTGTATGAGATTTTGTGTATTACAAAGGAAACATTTACACCAGAGTTAGTTAAAAAGAAGCATCGCAAGTTGTCTTTAAAGTATCACCCAGATAAGAATCTAGGTGTAGAAAATTGTGTTGAACGTTTTCAGATGTTACACTTAGCATATCAAATTTTGTCTAATCCCGAAAAGAAAACAATGTATGATTATATTTTTGAATCATCAAATGAATGTGAAGATTTTGATCAAATGAAAACATATGGTCGTGATTATGAAGGATCATTCTACACTGGTGATGAATTTGCTAAAAAGTTGGAAGAGTTTGATCGTAAAACTGACCCAGAATATGAAAAACATTTTAAAAATAAATCTGTTAATAAAGGAAAGTTGTCAGATGGTGAAGCACTTGCAGCCATGGATATAAATCGTAGTGAAGATGTATTGACAATTGATATGAAGGAAAAGTTCAAGGCAGATTGGGATGAATTGGAAGCTATTAAAGATAAGAAGGAACGTAAGAAACAATTTAATCTAAAGTTTAATACCATGGCTAATGAGGAAGACGAGGATGCTGGTCAAGATATGATGTTGTATAACGGCAACACTACTTTGATGGATAAGGGTACTGCATCAACCGCAAATTATGATACAATGTATTCTGGTGAAAATATATTTGAAGATCAGTTTAAGATTAATTCGGCACATTTACATGAAGAATTGGACGAAAGAAGTTACGAAGAACAGATGGCCGAATATCATAATGCGTTTGACGATTATGATGCAATGGCTAAAAAGTCAAAGCTTAATAATGGACGTGCAGATTTCGGATCTGATTATGTTTAATAGAGGCATTTCTCTCATGAGAAAAACGAGAGAGAAAGAGAAAACGAATCAAAAGCTGTGTCTCCTGGCCTTTTTAGGTATTTGAAATAATAAATATTGTTTTAACGAATCATCATAACTTTTGTTGATAATTTGTTGTCTATCTTTAGAAGATAATTTTATATTCATTATATTTCTACTATATTTTTCACTCATTGTTACTGTTATAACATTGAATAAAGGTATTGGTGTTATACATAAAGTACAAATTGATAATATACATTGCATATAATCATACAAATTATCAAATTCTGGTACTATAGGTTTCAATTTAGTTTTTGCATATATACCAATTGTATGATCTAATTCATTTTTAGGTATGTCAAATAGGGGAAAGTTATCTATTAAACCTCCATCTAAATATTTATCATCTCTCCATGTTACAGGCTTGAACATTAAAGGTATACAACATGTCATCATTATTAGTTTATAAACTGGTAAATTTGGTTGATTGATATAATTAAAATATTTTACGTTGCGTTGTCTAAGAGATATTGTTGCACAAGTTAATTTTTTATTAGTTAATCTATAGAATTGACTTAATGTAATATTAGCATAATCAATATTATCTGTTTTTTTATTTAATTTATATCGTATTAATAACTTTATTACTTTAGCAAATTTATCACTACCATAAACATTAAAATTATTAAAGAAATTATCAATGTCGATTATTGGCTCAAATATTTTATCAATATCAAAATCAAATATTATTTTTTCAATATCGTCAATAGTATATTTCAATATTAATAATAAAGCAAAGATTGCACCAGCAGATGTTGCATGATATGCTGTAATAGTATTCAGAATTCCTTTGTCTCTTAATAATTTTAGTGCTCCTATTGCAGGAATTGTTTTAAAACCACCACCAGCAATAACTAAATTTTTAATCATAAAATAATAAGTAATATGTAGAATTATTTAACTATATACATTCTTGATTTTTATAAACAAACAATTAATGAACCCCCGATCTCAAAGACATTATATTCATGTCGGCGTGTCGAGAAAGTACGAATACCAACTTTGGGCTGGGTTTCAAAAGTCTTTCTTCGTTATCGTAGACGAGTGCTTCATCTGAATCGTCATATGTGAAGATCTTTCGTTCTTGAGCAATGGTGTTGCAGAAATGCATGTACATGTCTGCATCAACAAAGTATACAATGGATTGAGAACCATTGATTTTCACGGGACACAAACTCTATTTATAGAGCTGTATCTCTTGGCATCCTTACTCACGGTCATGACGTAATCATGTTTACATTCGAGAATGTAAGGGTGTCTGTCGACTCGTAGCTGTCTTAAGCTACCTGACTTTTCTTGGGCAAAGACGAGGTAGCCATGTTCACACTTTGTTAACAAAATGTTCTTTGTTTTATCAATAGAATCTGCGAAATATTCGTAGATGTATGACCATGGCCATATAGTGGCACCCTTCACTAGAGTAAATTGTGTTGAATACTTTGACTTCCATGATTTTTATATAAATGATAAAAATTAATGGGAAATAGCGCATGAATATTTTTCAATTTTTTTATAAAATAAAGCGCCTTAGAGCACAAGTATCGGAAATGAGGCAAATAACCATAATGGTCTTTGCATTTTCTCTCAATAATTGATTGGTCCCGTCACACAAATAGATCAAATTCTTATGGGAACTGTAGCGTCCTATTACATGATTTGACGTAATTTCGGTAAATGCATCTAATAAAAGCTTGTCCTCAAACGTCATATGGTACTTTTTGCCACCAATAGTTATCAGCTTCCAAACAACACCATTTGTCTTGAAGATATTACCAGTTAATGGTATGGTCATAGTTTCGTTTGACGCAATAGTGTACGTGTCCAAGAATTTCTTCATTGTGAGGGGAGCACGACCATCCAAAAGACGATCATTATCATCTATGTATAATGCCCAAACATCCTCCGCCATAGAAATAGCATAGAAATGATCGACCTGTGCCAATATTCTATTTAGAAATGATTGACTTCTGAAGAAAATCGATGTTTCAACATCATCGATAAAGACGCTCATTACGGGAACACCATAATTGACTTTGACATTGTTTGTAAATTGAACACGCAACATTGCAATGAACTAATAATACAAATTAATAATAGTTAATGGCATCAATTAAAAAATCAATTTTTTTATAATGAATGTGCAATAAGAGAATTTGACAATACATACAAATATACTAAAAATTTGAAATTAAAATATATTGTGTAGAATTTTATTATGATAGTAATGAGAAAAAAGAAACGTAAGAAGAAGACTGTTTTTAAATCTCTTAAACTGTATTAGAATTTCTACGATGAAAAATCGGTAAAGCACACTTGCGAAGAACTCTATCTATAACTTTATTGTTGTACTTATGTTATTTGTTGATATTGTTTTGATATATTTCTCTTTATCTTATACAAAAAAACATATAGCAGTCTAAATTTTCCTAACCAGTACACGCTGGTTATACCCACACAAATAAATAGCTAATGAGATTAAGGTTGCACCATGCTCATTTCCTTAATGCACATTCATTTATTTTTTATGGTTATTTTATAATATTAAAAATATACTTCAATACTAATGTCAAGCTTAAATCTTGAAAAGTTTATCCAACAAAAAAAGGATAAAGAAAAACTAAAGAAAAAATGTTATAAAAATGTATTAGAACAAATTAATAATATCATAAAAGTTAGTATGGATCATGGAGCTAGTAATATGACATATACCATACCCATGTTTATTATTGGCGAAGCTGATTACGATCCATTAGAAAGTGTAGAATATGTAATTAAAAAGTTATCAAAACAAGTGTTATTTAAAAGAATTGTTACTAAAATAGAAATGTATGATCCGAATATTTTATTAATAGGTTGGGATTTGTCAAAATTATGATTTCCTCTATTTATTGAATAATTTAATAATCAATAAGATCATTATGCAAATGAGTATTAATGTAATTGCATCTGAATTAGCGTGAAATTTTTCTACTATAGAATTCATAAATTGCGATAAGTCTATTGTTGGCTTTTGTTGTTGTAAATATCGTGCTCTACATACTGAACATTTGTTAATATGAGTGTTTACTGCAATACATACTTTATCATCGTATGTTGGTACATCATGTTGTCCAAACTTTTCTTTCAATTTCATATATTGAGAATATTGTTTAGATTCGGATTTACTATTGTCGGAACTTTCGGTCATTGTATATTCGCGAGCTCGAAATTCTTCTGATTTATCTGAGTCTAAACTTTTTCCGTCATTATCAAAATCACTTCCCCATGCGTCTTCTATTGAACAGAACATTTTATAATATAGTATAGATAATATTAACATAAATATTATTTTTTATCTGAATATATAATATTATGAATTACATACTCATATTAGTAATATTTATAGTTGTATATTTTGCAAGCAACATACCTAATTTAGAATATTATATTGATTTACCAATAATTAAATTTTCAGTTTTAGGATTGATTGTATGTTATGCAAATGTCAATACTAAATACGCTTTATACATTACTGCTCTATATTTATTTTTATATAATATTGCTGTAACAAAAGCAACCAAAGAAAATTTTAATACAATGGAAACATTTCAACAATATGATCAAATGGATTCTGATGCTTATAATGATAGTATTGAATTCTAATGATAGTATTGAATTCCACTAATTTTCGATAAAATATATATTTATACAAATTACGTTATATAAATATATTATAGTTTCTAAATAATTTATAATGAGTAATAGACAAAAACCTTTTCCAGATACCGAAACGGATATGATGTATAATCTGTTAGCCGATCCGACAAAATTAAAACCTGAAACCAAAACTATTAATATTGAAAAAATAGAGGAAGAAGGTAGTGATGATTCGGATTTACATAATGATTTAAATAAGACTCGTGTTTCACATAAAACATTCACAAGTTCAGATTCATCCAAGTCTTCTATGTCTACTACAAGTCGCAGAAGATCATCTCATGGTACGCGATCTTCAACCAGTTCATCATCTGGTCGCAGAAGAAAGCATTCTACATCTAGTTCATCTCATTCGGATGTTGACAAATATGTAAATCAATTTAATAATATGGATACGGATAGAGACAAGGGTAGAACAGAGAAGGATAGGGATAAAGATAGGGATAGAAGTAGAACAGATAAACCTGAAGAACAATATATTCCTAAATATACTACGGAACGTGAAAAGAAATTTTATATAATGAGTATGATATTTGCTCTAGAAGATTTGGAAGAACGAGGAATTAAACTTACTAAGAAATATACCATACATTCCGATATTGAAGATATGGAGGACGAATTAAGATTGCAATCAGAACGCGAACAAAAGAAACATGCAATCGTCATGGGTAAAGATGGTCTATTGAAAATTACTCAATGGTTAGAAAAAGGTAATAAATATTTTGATCCACTTGGTCTAAAGTTAAATGGTTGGCATAATCAAATGTGTGGTACTATTAATAATTATGATCCTGTCATGGGTAGATTGCATGACAAATATAAAAAGTATTTAAGTAAGGTTGAACCAGAAATGGAATTAATATGGTTATTTGGTGGATCAGCATTAAGTTTTCATTATTCGCAAAAGTTTGTAGAAGATCATAAATTAGAAGATATAGTTAAGAAAAATCCTGGTGTATTGGATAGAATTAGATCTTTTGTAGATGATACATTGGCCTCTAATCTTGGTTCAGGTGTAGCTGCGGTAGAAGAAAAACCTGAATTATCCAGAAATGAAATGTACAGACGATTGCAGGCAACAAAACCCGATGAAGAAAAACCTGACAAGGAAGCAGATCCACAAGCAGATGTTAATAATACAATTAATCAATTAATGAATACACAAACACAATTTGTTGCACCACCTCGTCAACAACGTCCAATTAATATCGCTAGACCAAGACAATTAAATCAATTACTAGCTGCTACTAATAAAAATAATGTCATATCATTAAATACAGAAACTTCAGCAGTTCATGTCGAGACTGTTGATTCAGAATCAGTTGCTGATACTGGTGTTACTGCAACACAAAGGCGATTGCGCAACCGCATAACGGTTAATAGATAATTTATAATTTGTAAATAGATAATTTATACAACTTATTTGATTAAAGATTACTTAATTAAATAAATTATGATTAATGTTTAATTCAGATGAAAATGTAGATAACGATATTTTAAACAATATGCCAAAAAAGAGAGGTAGGAAGCCAAAAGATAAAGTTGTTGTTGAAAAAGTCGTTAAGAAGAGAGGCAGGAAGCCAACTGGTAAAATATTTGAATCATTAGATACCAATGTAGCATTACCAGATTGTATAATTACTCACTTAACTTTGACAGATAAAGATATCTGTAAGATCACTGGCGAAAGTATCGTTGAAGAAGTACCTAAAGTACAGGTTGTCAATAGAAGACAAATTAATTTTAATTTAGAGTCAGATTCTGATTTGAAACATAATTTAAATGAAAAGATAAAAGAATTAGAAGAATTGAAGAAAAAATATGATGAATTGGATAAAAAATATACAAAGTATTCATTTTTAGAATCAATTGTTACAGATAATGGTAGTATTGATAAAAAATATTACATTCCGGACAAATCTTTAATCTCGGATAATGGCGAAACGTGGAATGATAGTACTGATTTATGGTGCACATGGTGTGTGCATCCGTTTACAACTGTACCAATTGGTCTACCGGAATCATATTGTAAGGAAACTGGTAAATATTTCACTAGAGAATGTTTCTGTTCATTTAATTGTGCACATGCATATAATATATCATTAAACGATTATAAAGTATGGGAACGCTATTCTCTATTGAATCGAATTAAAAATCAGATATTTACCGATAATAGTAACATCATAAATAAAACAATTACTTATGCACCACCAAGACAAATTTTAAAAGTATTTAATGGAACAAAAACTATTGAAGAATTTAGAAATAATCAAATATCTATACCGAAAGAATATTCATTATTGTTGCCATCAATAATACCTTTTTTTACGGTTGTAGAAGAAATACCGAAATTTTTCAATAAAAAAATAAATAATAACTTTGATAAACTAAAGTTAAAACGAAATAAACCATTACCAATGAAGACAAATAATTTAATGTCTCTATTTGATAAATCAAAATGAGTTTTGGATCTTGTCATACTCTATAACAAGATCTACCCTTTTATGTAAAAACTTTAGATCTTCGGTCGACAAGTAAATGTTGCTGAGCGACAAAAGATCCAGTGTCTCTACTAAAAGTTGTTTAACATCATTACCAAATGTGTACTTTGATTTAGTTTGACCACAAGATACACCTACGTATGGATTGAGTTCATGTTCACAAATCATGAAAGTACCAAGTGCGGTTACTAGATTTAATCTAGTTTGTTCACATGATCTGTCTTGTTTTGCTAACACTTGTGTTAAAGCAGCACCAACGAGAGGCAATGTGTTGGTCATGATTGATTGTATAATCAATTGTTATAATAAGCATTCATATCAATAAAAAAATCAATTTTTTATAAATTAAAAGTAGTAACTCTGAAGATGCGCTATCCAATCTTCACAATTTTGCAATATAATTTGCTTTTGACAAATGATATCATCAAATCTTTTAATTTTATGATCAATGTTTTTGAGATCAGTTTTGATACATTTCAATGCACGTTGATGTTTCTGAATGTGTTTATTAACTTGTTTGCTAAAGTTAGTGGGTTCAAAACACCAACTCACCGAATCTTGATGCTTTGATATCTTGGCCTTTGTTGAATTAATAGTTTCCATGACCGTCTTTCGCGAAACCTTGTGTTTATCAATTTCAAGCATACATTGTCTGATGCACTTTAGACAGCGCATAATTTCAAGATTATATTCATCAATATCATTGTAATCAGAAATATACTGTTCATGATATTTTTGATCGTAACTATATTGTTGACCATGAAATGGGTCAAAAGTTGAATTATATTGGTGACCAAAAGTCGAATAATATTGCTGACCAACAGTTGGGTCAAAAGGTACCATTGAATTTGCCATCATTGTTTTATAGTAATGTTAATACTAATTATTATATCAACTTTCGTTATAAATTAAATTTCAATTTTTATCGATGTCACTCGTCATTTGTAGCATAGTGCTGTGCAACGTTATTGAAAACATCTATAGGTGTCATTTTATCAGCATCAATCATCATTTGTAGCATAGTACCACACTTTTTAGCATGCTCTCTAGCATTATGTGCAATAATGTCGATTTCGAGTTGAAGTTGCTTTTCCTTGGCTTTCAACTTGTCAAGTTCAGCACTTTTGACCACAAGATCGTGACCCATAGTACAATAATAATCATCTGGTAAAGTAACCGTGGATGTAATTATTGTGAGCATCATCAGTTTGTTTATCGGAGAAATTATCCTTTAGAAACTGATCTAGTTGACCAAGAGTGTATTGATAATCCTCATCGTCAACAGATAACATGGCATCCGTAATTAGATGTTCGGCTTGTTCGGCAATTGACATGATTGGTTTTTAAGGTGTTTAATGCTAATATTTATACTATGGTCATGATATAAATAAAAATTCAATTTTTTCTACTTTATCCAAGTTTTCTCTATAAATGAATCAACAACATAATCATTATCTATTTTAATATATTTGGTAATATAGATATATTTCTTTTCAGATACATTATTTATGTTGTTTGACACTTTAACACTATTAATATAGTCTCGGGCTTCCTCCAATGTATCGGCACATATGCTTTCTGTATTGGGTTTAGGCGGACCATTGGTAATTAGGTAGATTGTTTTCATTGATATATTATGTAATATGAGTTTAAATCGTTTATGCGTTTATTGTGTTTTCTAGTGTGTCAGTATCTTGTGTGACTGCTTTTTTGGTTTTCTTTTTGTTCTTTTTAAGTCCCATCTCTTTTTGGATGTAGTAACATGAATGCAGGTAGGCATCACAAAGATCGTCTTTCTTTTTAAATGTGTTTAAATGGTCTATACACGATTGATCGTGATTTAGCATTTTAACACATTGTCGAATTCCCAATTCTTTTGTCTTTTTATATTTATTTTTTGCATTATCTATTTCTTCATTTAATTCTTCTTCTTGTCCATTAATCTTCATTTTATTTGATGGGGCAAAAAAGACAATTTGTTCAATAGTGGATCCAGTGTATTCTCTATCAATAATACCTCTCATTAAAAAAGCACAATATAATGTATCAGCAATCATCTTCATTTTCGGTGCTTTTAGAGCTGGTTGCATCTCAATACAGACCACATCAACAAATAAAAGAATATCTTGTAACTCATCGAGTTTACGTAATAATGATAACTTTAAATCATGCACCGTAAAATCACGTACAAACATCTTATACTTGCGCAATTCACGTTCTTTTGTTAAATTTCTATCCCACATTTTTTGATGAGTGGTGCATAAATGTGTTTGGTTAAATATAAATTTGGATTTGGATTTACAAGATGCAGAATGTCCGCATTTTATGGTGGGATCATCAGTTTCCACGAAGTCCAATGGATATTTTTCTAACAAATCTTTATGAAATTTTTTATGACGTCCACAAAAATAGTAATCAGTTTTATTGATTATGCAAGTTTTTGTGACTGTATTATCACATTCAGGATTTTCACAATGTTTTTTATGATCTTCAATTAAATTAATAATATTCCAATTTTTTTTACAATCTCCTGGAATATTAAAATGGTCTGATTCCGGATCATGTTCGACAATACAATACCCGCAATTCGCGATTCCTATGTCTATTCCTAGTACCTTCATATATTTTTCATAATGTTATCTATTTATCTAAGTTTTACGCAAATAATTGATTAAATAATATATTTCACATAATAATTATATAACTTAAGATGAAAATACATATGTGTTCAAAATGTTTTTCAATATTAGATGATGTAATACATGATAATACACAATGCATTGATATTAGAGGATTTATTGATGAGCATAAGGTAAAAAAATTTAAAAAAGCACGATGCTGTAGGTTCCCAACTTGTAATGTTACTGCATCATTTAATGTGCCTGGTCAGCGTGCATTTTCATATTGCGGTAAACACAAATTAGATGGAATGGTTAACGTATGGGCAAAAACATGTAAAAATGAAACATGTATGGTACAACCTCGTTATAACATGCCATTAGAAAATACTGGTTTATATTGCAATGTACATAAATTACTAGGAATGGTTGATGTCATATCAAAAAAATGTTTATACATTGGATGTATGTCATTACCTGCATATAATTTACCAACAGAGACTGTACCAATATATTGTTCGCAACATAAAACTGAAATAATGATATCTGTGGTACAAAAAAAATGTAAGATCGATAATTGTACTATACAACCATGTTATAATTTCTCATCTGAAACTATTGGTTTGTATTGCAATGTACACAAACTGGATGGAATGATTAATATTAAAGATAAAAAATGCATATATGATGGGTGCAAAACATTGCCAGCTTATAATTTTATTGGATGTAAAAAATATTTATATTGTAGTAAACATAAATTAGACGGAATGGTTGATATTAAAACTAAAAAATGCTTATATGACAATTGTACAAAACAGCCATTTTTTAATATACCAGGTGAAATTACTGGTTTATATTGTTCGGAACACAAACTAAATGGTATGATGAATGTAAAAGATAAAACATGCATACATGATGGATGTAAAACATTACCAGTTTATAATTTTATATCAGAAACTAAAAGACTATATTGTAGTAAACATAAATTAGACGGAATGGTTGATGTAAAGTCAAAAACTTGTATATATGACGGCTGTACAAAACAACCGTCTCATAACTTTGCAACTGAAAAATCTAGTCTATATTGCGGTGAACATAAATTAGACGGAATGATTAATGTAAAAACAAAACGATGTCTATATAATGATTGTATAAAATATCCATCATACAATATGCCTGGACAAAATAAATCATTATATTGTTCCGAACATCAATTGCCAGGAATGATTAATATTGCATCAAAAAAATGCTTGCATAATAAGTGTATTATAATACCAAGTTTTAATATTTTTGGTGAAAAAACAGGTTTATATTGCAATAAACACAAATTAAATGGAATGGTTAATGTTATATCAAAAAAATGTCAACATTTGGATTGTATAAGAAATGCCTCATATAATTTACCATCAAAAACAAATCCAATATTTTGTATCAATCATAAAGAATTTAATATGATTAATGTTGTTGAAATACGATGTTTACATGAAAATTGTTTAACGCGACCTAGTTTTAACATGCCCGGTGAAACTAAAAAATTATATTGTTATGAGCATCAATTACCAGGAATGATTAATATAACAATTGTACCACATTGCCAACATAAAAATTGCACTGACACACCAACTCACGGACCAATAAACAAAAAATCAACACATTGTGAAGATCATGCGTCAAGCACACATATTAATACAATTGAATATAATCAATGTTCGCAATGTGATAAAGAGTATAATTATATTTTTGATGATATTAAATATTGTTGTGATCATTATCCGGATAATAATGTATTTGATCGTATTAAACGAATTTGTAAATATTGCGATATAAAAGAAGACAGTGAATATGTTTGTGACAGATGTAAAACACTTTCTAATAAAAAAGAACATTCGATTGTAAGATATCTCAATAAACATATTGATACTAAATTTACACACGATTCAAGTCAAATGCTTCAAGGATGTAGCAAACGACGACCAGATGTATTTTTTGATTTACCCAAACATTGTGTCATCGTAGAAATTGATGAACATGAACATAAATCATATGAGGACAGTTGTGAATGTTCACGAATAAATGAAATAGTGAATGGAATTGGTGGCCGTAGTGTTATATTTATTAGATATAATCCTGATTTAATTAAAAATAAAAATGATAAAATTCTAATATCTAAAAGTGATAAAATAGATTTATTGGTTAAAACTATTAAAAAAGAATTATCAAATGATTATGATACATTTACTGTTAAATTAATTCAACTATGTTATTCAGATAATTATGAGAATTATAGTGCTGTGAAAGAGGAGGATATTACAAATTTAGTGTCTATTTAGTTTATATATGTTTCCTTTAAAAAATAATTGAATAATTCACACATTACCATATTACATTTAATTATTCAATGTCTGCATTACACAATATGCTAATAACTGCCTATAACGAATATAAGGAAGCATCAATAGAAATAATTGATAGTGATGCTTGTTCTACAAAATTGTTGTTATGCAATGCACGTGGTAAAAATAATCATTTTATGTATACGTGTAAACATTATCCCCGAATTGCAGAACACATATTGTTGTCAAAACATTGTAGCAAAAAGTTAGTAATGCAATGTAATGACAATAAGGAAAATGTTTTAATGTATACGTATCAATATAACGAGAAACTGTTCAAATTAATTATGGAATCTCCATATTGTACTAAACAAATGTTAGAACATTGTGATGAAGATGGTAAAAATATTTTAATGCTGGCTTGTGAATATAATCCATCAATAGCAGAATATATATTGTTATCAAAGCATTGTAGTAAAAAAGTACTATTTCAGCAATCTAAAATACGTAAACTCAATTGTTTAATGTTAGCACATTTATCTCCAAATATAGTTCAGCAAATATTGTTGTCAAAACATTGTTGTCAAAAGCTATTGATGCAAACAAATAATCGTGGAACCACTTGTCTAATGAAATTTTGCGAAAATGATAATGGTGTAGTAAAAATGGTTTTAGAATCACAGCATTGCAGTAAACAATTGGTACAACAATATAGCATCAACAATAATACTAATTGTGCACTATTAGCATGTCAATATTCATATAATTCTGCAAAATTAATATTGGAGTCACCATATTGTGATACAACATTATTAGAATATTGTGACGAAGATAATTTTAATAGCATAATGTTGGCATGTTATTATAATCTTAAGGTAGCGCCACTTATTTTAGAGTCGTCACATTGTAGTGAAAAAATGTTATTACAATGTAATAAAGATGGTTGTAATAGTTTAATGTTGGCATGTTATCATGATATATCAATGGTACCCCATATTTTAGAATCACCATTTTGCACTTTAGCAGTATTATCACAATTATCTAAAAGTGGTTTTAATGGTTTAATGAAAATATGTCAATGGTGTCCTGAGCATATACAAGCATTGTTAAATTGTAAATCATATGATTCATCGCTATTGAATTGTAAGACAACAAAAGCTAATATGAATAAAATACCAGTCAGATTATCACGAAATCAAATCGTAAGTAACTATTCGTGTTTACATATATTAGCAATATATCATCCGGCATCTATAAAAGAGTATTCGCTTTTATTTCCATCCTTAATAGATGAAGAAGATAGTAATGGTAACAAATTTTATTCTTATCTATTACCAGAATATGAAAATGTATTACAAGAATTTTTTGATAAAGATTCTGTTGAATATAGAAAATATATTAAACAATCTAAAGTTCATGGTATAACTGATACAATTTGTGGTATCTGTTTACAAAATGAATATACGCATGTATTTACTTGTGGTCATTGCACTTGTGGACCCTGTAGTAAACGAATTAATGAATGTCATTTGTGTAAAAAAACTATCACGCATAAAATTAAAATTTATTTATGAAAATAATTGATTTTTATTTATTTGAAACACAATCTAAAAGATATTTTACACAATATAGCTATAAAAGAAAATAAAATAATAGTATATGCTTTTGCAGAATCATATTGTGAAATAGATTGTTTTGATAATTATGCAAGATTATTTGATATTTTAGAACCATCAATAACATTAAAAAATATAACTAAACATATTAAAAAAACATTTGGTACAAGTTGCGAAACACAAGATGATTTTGAAAGTGATACTATTACATTATTATATGATTCTTACAGAACAATTGTAATATTTAATGGAGAAAAAGATTCTTCAATTGATTTTATAAAGTGGGAAGATGAAATCATGGCAGCATTCAAATGAAACGCACACATAGAGGACAAGTTGTTTTAACCTGTTTCCAATCATCTAAACATTTAGTGCAATATATATGATCACAATCTGTTACCGTTATCATCTTCGCCAATTATTTTTAAATTACATTCGGTGACAATAAAATTATCAGCTACAGTTTCCTTATGACACATTGGACAATTAAATTCATTGGATTTAATAAGATCAAATACTCTATATTGATATTTACATAATACAGCTTGTTTATGAGCTTTAGAATCTGATCATTGTACGACAGAATTTTTAGAACAAATTAATAATGAAAATAAGTGTAATTGTTTATTAGAAGCATGTAAACGTGACAGTAACGTTGTTAAACTGATTTTGGAATCAAAGTTTTGTACAAAAAAATTGTTCACTGCTAAAATAAAGCTATTGAAGTGGAACATTTTAATGACAGCTTGTTATAATCAACCTGATGCAATTCAATATATTTTAGAATCAAGATATTATACAACTGAATTATTCGAAAGTAGCAATGACGGTTGGAATAGTTTTATGATTCTTTGTCAATGTTATCCCAAGTATCTTAAACTATTTTTAAATCATGACATTTTAAAAATATCATCCAATGTCACAACACAATTTTGCATCAATGATTTGCCAGAAAGATTGCAATGTTGTAATGTTGCTAATAGGGGTCACACATTTTTACACATATTGGCCATATTTCAACCAGAACATATTATAGAAATTTGTGAATTGTTCAAAGATGTTGTGAACAAAATAATGGACGTTATTGATGGAAATGAGAATAAATTCTATGCATATTTATTACCCGAATATGAACACGTTTTGGAACATTTTTATCCGAAAGATAGTGAAGAATACAGAAAATATTTAAAAGAATCAAAAGTTCATGGTATATCAAATACAGAATGTGGCATATGCATGTGCTATATGTAGTAAACGTATCACAGATTGCCATATATGTAAAGAACCAATTACAACTACAATTAAAATTTATTTATGAAAACAATTGATAAATAAAACTGTTATCATAAATATCGGTAATAGCAATGGCCGTAACTATTAATGAAATATTTTTAAACACATGTGAAAAATGTCCAAATATGGCTCAACTCATAGTAGAAAGTTTTTATTGTGATGAAGAAATATTAACACAATGTGATCATAATAATTATAATGGTTTAATGCTAGCATGTAAAAGTGATATACATTTAGTAAAAACTATTTTAACATCATCATTTTTCGTAGATTCTATTTTTAATCAAGTAAGTAAAAAAGGTAATAATTATTTAGGAATCGCTTTTGTAAACAACATAAATATTTTTAATTATTTACTTGAATCGAAATATTATAATGCAACTGCTATAAGACAAATCAATATAGATAATTGGAATATATTAATGATAGCTTGTCAAAATAATAGTAATTTAATATTACCTATTTTAAATACGGGATATTGCACCACGACAATGTTTTATCAAGAAAATAAAACTAATCAACTTAATGTGTTATTTTTAGCAAGTGTATGGTGTAACGATGATTCTATGAAACATTTATTAGAAAGCGAATATTGTTCGCAACATTTAGTAAATTTATGCATCAATAATGTAAATTGTTTATCGATAGCGTGCGAACATCAACCTATATCTGCGATCGCCATATTAGAATCAAAGTATTGTAATGTAGGTTTAATAAGAAACATGCGCGATAACAAATGCACAACTTTATTAATAGCATGTGAATATCAACCAACCATTGTACCATATTTTTTAAAATCAAAGTATATAAGTCAGAAATTTATAGAACACATAGATGATGATAAATATAATTGTTTAATGACTTCGTGTCAATTTCACTTTGATGCTGCAATACATATATTAGAATCAAAGTATATGAGTAAACGGTTATTGATTCATGGTGACATTGATAATAATAATGCGTTAATGATAACATGTCGGCATATGCCACAATTGACATTAATACTTTTAAATTATAAATATATGACAAAAGAAATTATATTATGTAAAACAATTAAATATTGTGTTACTTGTTTAATGATTGCATGTAAATATAATGTCGAATCAGCGCTATCAATATTGAGGTCAAAATATTGTGATGAAAAGTTACTATTATCAAAAAATGTTTGTAAATATAATTGTCTACTTTTTGCTGCTAAATATCATCCTATTTTAATAGACCATATAATAAATCACAAACATTGTTCCAATATATTATTAAGACAATGTGACGATGAAGGATATAATTATTTAATGATATTAGCACAATATCATCCAGAATATATCACAATGGATTATGATGATGAAATACTTTGTCAAGTTACAAAATGTGTTGGTGAAAATTGCGGCCAAACATTTTTACATATATTAGCAATATTTAATCCAAAATATATAAAAACATTATTTTTATTTGGATATCTTTTTGAACAATGTTCTTTCATGTGCGATATTGAAGATGAATTGGGTAATAAATTTTACACATATTTAGTACCAGATCATAAAGATGTGTTGGAATTATTCTTTGATAAAACTAGCGACACATACAGAAAATATTTAAAAGAATCAAAAGTTCATGGTATATCAAATACAGAATGTGGCATATGCATGACAAATGAATTATCTCACATATTCAATTGTGGTCATTGTATATGCGAATCTTGTAGTAAACGCATTAAAGTATGTCATATATGTAAAGAGTCAATTACAACTACAATTAAAATTTATTTATGAAAACAATTGATAAATAAAATTATTATTACAAATGATATAATTAGTAAATGAACAACTATTATGCATTAACAAAGTGTCGCGACATATTGAATAAAAGAATTGAGGAAATGGGTAATGAAAAATTAAGTGAACAGATCCGTGAAGAAATATTAGATTTATGGTATGGGGATGGTGATGATGAACATAAAGTATCTGTAAAAGTTATTAGCAATAATAGCGAAACATTAGATTGGCAATTTAGTCATCATTGTAAATTTAAATTAACAATTGATAATAAATCATATACAATTGATGCTGCATGTGATAATCGTTGTGATGATTATAATACATCATTATCCATTAAAAATAAAGATGATACAAAACAAATAATGATGATCGATGAAATAGAAGATGGTTTTGAAAGTTATGATGTTCATGATGACGATAAAGAAATGTGTAAAAATATATATAATGCATTAAAATCATTTTGGTGAAATATTTAATTTATAAAAAAACACATTATTATCCTCGATACTGACAAAGTAGCGACGATTAAATGATTACACTTATTCTCTGGTGTCCATCATGCTGCCTTCGTTGTCGCTGCTGACATCTGTGTCACCCTCAGATAGCCATCTGATAGCTATGGCTCTGCGTTGGCTGTTGACATCTGCGTAACCCTCAGATAGCCATCTGATAGCTATGGCTTCGCGTTGGCTGTTGACATCTGCGTAACCCTCAGATAGCCATCTGATAGCTATGGCTTCGCGTTGGCTGTTGGTTTGGCTGTTGGTCACCGTGTTTGGCACTCTTTCTCTATCGGGAGCGGTATTCTCCACAACTCTCGTACGCACAGGCGTGGTGAATCTGTTGTTAGTGGATTGCATTGTTAGTTTGTTGTTATAAGGTATTATAATAACTTGGATAATATATGATTTTCTAATGCATTTGACCATGCTATTTTTTTTCAATTTTTTATGATGTATGTTCAAGATAATGCTTTCTACAGGCTGGTTTATATTGATCAGTACCTACTTCCATTTGATTTTTAGTACCATCAACTTTTACTGTGAACTGTGCATCTGCGATATCATCACAATAGTGGCAATAAGCAGTTAATCGCTTAACATCATCGGCAAATGATTCTAATCTATTGATAGATCCAATTGGTTCCATATTAGAATCACCAGATAGACCAACAATAATTAGGTATTTATTGTCAATATTAACCATTTTTCTACTAGCTTCTACAATATTAGGATCAAAAAATTGTCCTTCTTCTACAATAATAACTTGGCTCTCATTATAATCTGGGTCACTAAAGATGTCGTCAATATTTAAGATCGATGTACATTGTTCACTATCTTGATCATGAGAACTAATTTCACTACCATTATCGTATCTAGTATCTGAACTGTGTTTAAATACTTTGACTGGTACCGACTTTTTTCTAAATTGTCTAATAATTCTTAATGCTTCACTAGTTTTACCTGAAAACATAGGACCAACAATAAGACAACATCTACCGACCATTACTAATAATATTAACTTATGATAATATAAGTTTGAATCAATTTTTTTGTGAAAAAGTTGATTAATTTATTCCATAGAAAATAAAAATAATATATCTTAATGGTCAAATACTCAGATTTCAATCTAGATTCAATAATATCACAGTTCATTAATGAGTTGGGTGATGACAACGATATAGAAGTATGTGAATTATTTCCTGTCACGGAACAATTATTAAAAGATTTCAATTCTAGAAACTTTAATCCAACCAACATTAATAAGATTATATCATTATGTGACTATCTTTGATTGATAATACGGAAAAGTTTATTTTAACAAACATGGAATATAGTAAAAATAAGTATATTCTTGATTCTTGTCATAAAAATAATTACAACTATTTTATAAAGATTTTTGATAATATTGTTGCAAAAACATGTGCTCACCATGGAATGTTAAAATATTTAAAAAAAATTCAGATAACTACCCGCATCAAAACGTAAATTGCGTAATATTATATGTTCAGCAGCTGCTAAACATGGACATCTTGATTGTTTAATTTGGTCGAGGAACAACGGTTACACATGGAATGCATACACATGTTTAAATGTCGCCAAATATGGACATCTTGAGTGTTTAAAATATGCTCATGAAAATGAATGCGAATGGAATCAATATGCATGTAACGCAGCCGCGGAATTTGGACATTTAGATTGCTTAAAATATATGCTTGAAAATGAAGCTCCATATGATTATGAAGTGTGTGCTTTTGCTGGTAAAAATGGACATCTTGAATGTTTAAAATATGCTCACGAATTTGGTTGCACTACAGATGAACAAACATTTTCATCTGTAGCTTATTATGGACAACTTGAATGTTTAAAATATCTTTATAGTATCAATTGTGACATGACTAGCGATGCATATTGTGACGCTGGACACAATGGACATCTTGATTGTTTAATTTGGCTTAAATCTATTGATTGTGAAATGTCGGGCACATTATGTGATTCAATTTGTTATAATGGTCATCTTGAATGTTTAAAATGGGCTGTAAATAATGGATCTATTATTAATAAACAGACAGTTATAAATTGCACCATAAATGATAATATTGAATGTTTAAAATATCTTGTATCCATCAATTATCCAATTAGTGGTAGTGCTAATGCTGCTGAAAATAACTCTGTTAAATGTTTGCAATATTTAATTGATAGAGGATATGTAATAGATGAATGGACAACTGCCAATGTTGCAAAATTAGGATTTATTAAATGTTTAAAAATATTACATCCTATAAATAACGAATGGTCAAAAGATATGTGTGCTATGGCAGCATACGATGGTCAACTCGAATGTTTAATTTGATTAAATGAAAACGAGTATGAATGGGACGAACATACGTGCAACATGGCTGCTAAACATGGACATCTTGAGGCACTGAAATATGCTCATAAAAATGGATGTAAATGGTCGGCAACTATATGGGAATATGCACGATGTGATAAAGTAAAAAAATACTTGAAAGATAATAATTGTCCAAAATAATTGATTAATTTATTTCATAGGAAGAATAATATTAAAATAAATTTCAAAACTAAAAGAGATAATCGCAATTGTCATAATTATGTAGAACAATGTAAGAAAAAGTTGATTATTTAATTTATTATGATAAATGATAATATATTTCAATGGAATCGGAATTAGATTATATAAATGAATTCGTAGATTCGCAAGCATTAACAGATGAAAATACAACTACTTTCGATGTATATAAAGTAGAACATAATGCTACATATTTGCTCGAAGATTTAGATGATTTGCCAGGTAATCTACAAATATTTACATTACCTATTACAACATTTTTACATGGTTGTAATTTTGATATTATTAATATTTTTAACTATTTTCCATTGTTGATAACTGATATTATTTCAATTCAAACAGATTCTCAAATTAGGACATTACAACCTCATAAGAAACATTTGAAATATAATTCATCAATTGATAATTTTATGCATCAAATTACGGTTATAATGTCTATTTTTACCGATGAAGAGAATGTAAATACTAAATTAGTAAATATTAAATTATTTGGTAGTGGAGCAATTCAAATTACTGGTTTATTATCTATTTTCCAATGTAATTATACTATCAACAAATTAATTAGATTATTAAAGGGTCAAAAAGGATTCTTTATTGATACGGTAACAAAGAAATTATCGAGTTTGGGAGCTATGAATAGTAAATTTGAAGAATTACGATTCATTGATAAAGATGAAATTTGGATAGCTGCATTAAAAATATCTACAATTAATTTGACATATCAATATGTAGCACCAATTAATCAAATTCAGTTTTATTTCAAAATGCAAGAATTAAAAATGAAAAAACACTTTGATCCAAATGTTACGATTACCTTTCAATCAGATATTGCTGCACCAGTAACAATATCGTTACCATTTAAAAATGAAAAATACATTGTAATCTTTATATTTGAATCTGGTATTGTATCGCTTTTATCGTGCAAAAATAGAGAACATGTGATATTTGCATATGATTTTATTGTTAAAATATTAGTAGAACAACATGAATATATTATTAAAAAAGATATGCTTTCTATTATTGCTAACGACGAAAACATTAAACAGCATATTGATATGAAAGCATTATCCGCATTATATGAAAAGAAAGAAAAGAAAGTTAAAAAGACAAAGAAAACTATTTGTATCCAAAATATTGCGAATTAACATATGGATTATTATTTAATGTACCGTATTTTTTTATATTTTCATCATGATATGGCATAATTCTTTGTTCAACATTCATATTAGTTTGGTAATCGTGACCACGCTGACTTGGTAGACCAATGTAACCTTGATCTATATTGTCAGATAATGTTACTGCTCCCATTCCCATTGCTGTAGGTATAGCATTAACATTTGCTGCTGTTGGTGCACGACCTTGTAACAATGTGTCTTTATTAGCGTACTGTGCAGTATAATATTGCTGTTGATCTGCAGCTTGGAAATTGTTTCCGGCATTACCAATATATTGTTGAGTGTGTAACTGTTTCAATGTTGTTGGTGCAAAGAATACATTAGAGTCAACAGGGTTAGCAGAACTTAGTGCACTACTACCAGCAGCATTAAAATGATCAACTGTTACATTCTGTTGTCTAATAGTTGTTGGTGCAGTAACCTGATCAGTAATATAACCGTTACCCAAGTTCTGTCCTACTGGTGCTTGATAAGTTTGCTGCACATGCATTTGTTTCTGAGTGGCACGTACATTATCTTGCAATTCAGCGATAGGAGCAATAGGTCCACCAACAAATGTTGATCTATCCTGACCAACAGTAAATTGCTTAATAGTATCACGAACATTATCTTGAAGACTGGCTATAGTGGCAATGGGTCCACCAACAAATGTAGATCTATCCTGACCAACGGTAGATTGTTTAATTGTTGCTCGCACTCTGTCAGTGGGTGCTGACATGTTACCCATTGAGCCTCTAGATGCGTGACCATCTGCCATACGTCCAATGGATTGTTTGCCATTAATTCTTTCATTATAATCTATTGTGCGATTACCAACACTACCTCTGGCAGCGTGACCATTTTGAAAGTTTTCTAATTCTTGTTTACCATGTATCTTCTCATTGTAGTTAATCGTGCGATTACCGGCATTTCGTGCAGCATGACCATCTTGCATCCTTTCCAACTCTTGCTTACCTCTAATGGTTTCCCAATAGTTATTGGCTACTTGACCTTGAGATCCACGTTGAGCATGGCCATCTTGCATCCTCTCAAGTTCTTGTTTACCTCTGATAGTCTCCCAATAGTTGTTGGCCACTTGACCTTGACCTTTTCTCTGAGCATGACCATCTTGCATCCTTTCCAACTCTTGCTTACCTCTAACGACTTCTGTGGAACTCAATCTTGGTGCAACAGTATGACCTTGAGCATTACCGCGATATTCACTATTGGTATACATGCGTTGTGTATCATATACTTGCATAGATTTAACATCTTGAGTGGCCATTTTACCAGTCATTGAAGCACCACCAACTTGACCCTTGTATGTGACTTTCTGAGATTGTTTAATTTTGCCTTGAATTTTAGGTGTGTATGCACCAGTTAAGCCTGCCTTAGGTCCAATAACTTGTTGCGATACTTGTCTACTAATGTCCTTCAATTCAATATTGTCATTATTGCGTTGACTCCTTAAACCTCCACTATGAAAACTTTCTCTATTTTCTTCTACCAAATTAGCACGTCTTTTTTCGAACACGGGCATTGTTGGTCGCTTACTACCTTTTTTACCATGCATCATTGGAGCTTGATAAGATATTTGTTGATTATCAGCACGACGTAATTCATTACTTGATTTAGGCATTATTCTTGTAGAATCATAACCACCGCCATAAAATTCATCCTCTTCAGTCAATCCTAATACTGGTGCATTCTGTTTTGGTTCCATTAATCTTTGGCCATTTTTCTTAAGACCTACGGTTTCATACATACGTTGCTCTTCCAATGCAATTAAGTTTGCTGCATCATTTGTAATTGTAGAATTCTTGGTAGGTTTGAACAATGGTTTCATTTCTCTCTTTGGTACATAATGCTCGCTATACCCTGTGAAAGCTTCTAATGGTCTATTGTCTTCGTAATCGGGTTCAGCAAAATCTCTCATACGATTAAAAGCATGCATATTATTGTGTTTAAATTCTTCCGAATTCTTATCAATAACACCAAGAGTCATGTCATCTCCATCTGCATTAAAATTTGCCCATTTAGATGTTAGACAATTCATTGTATTTTGTCCTTCACGACCTTCATTACTAGCTCTAACTTTTTTACTAGATGATTTCTGAAGAACAAACTGATCTTCAAAAGATCCTTGCATTGTTCCAAGTTCATCAGTGCCAGCTCCTAAAATCATTGCATCTTCATCAGGAACAAAAGAACTTGGAATCATATATTTTGCAGAATCCATATTTTTTTCATACATTCGGTCAAAAGATTTTCCAGATTCTTTACTTATGGTTGAATGATATGGACTTTGCTTATAACTATCTAAAATTATTTGATCATTGGTTTTTTTATTTTTGCTTATTACTTTGGATTTCTTATCCTTTTTTCCAAGATAATTCATTCCAGCAATTAAAGATAATTCTGCCATTATACTATATTATAATACAATTATTATGATATATTAAAATTAATTCATCTAATTAAATGTTTTGAATTCATACTTTCTATCTAATTTCTTAAGGTATTCATCCGTGTCCATGCTTCTAGATTCGTGACGACTGTTAGTTCCAAAACGCATGTCACCCTGTTGATCTTCGTTCATGCCGTAATATACCTGACCTCTGGGATCTTCAATGGGAAAATCAAATCTAGATGTAGTCATAGATTTAACGTTGATAGCGGGATCTTCCATACGAGAATAAGTACTATTCAATAATCTGTTGCAATCACTCTTACCACTCTTAACCTTTTTCTTCAAGTTATCACCAACAACATTCATTTCATCGAGGGTGCGACCTTGTACACACTTGGAATCATGCAAATCCATTCTTCTCAAATGAGATTCAATATTTACCAAATCTCCAACATTTCTCTTCATATAAGGATTGAACATGGTATCCTTAGCACCGACAATGGTATCGGGCATGTTACAAGGTACATTGACATTGGGAATAGGATTTACTCTGTACTTTCCTGGTCCCTTACTATCTTGCACAATTTCATTTTGAAAGCAATCATCATACATTTTTCTAGAATAATTTCCTGACATACTATAATAATATAATAATAGATAAATTTAACAGATAATAAAAAATTGATTATTTTAATCCATAACAATTAATATCACAGTTTTCAATGGCTGATTATAATACATCAATTGAAGAATGTTTTAGAGAAGGAGATCTTACAAAGTACTTGAAATTATATGATGAACGATTGTACATGGAGCACTGTGTAACGATAGAAGAAAAAATATCTATTGCTCTGAAAAATAAACATGGAAATTTTGTTATTGTTATTATTAAATTAAAAAAATATCCACATGCATTAAAAATATATGCAGAATTCGCCATGATATATGGTTGTAAATATAATGATCTAAAAGTTGTGCAATATTTTACAACTGTTAGTGTATGTAAACATACAATAAAACAATTATTAGATTTTGATATGGATATTAAGTGTTTGCAACATGTACATCAATATATTGTTGATTATGATAAAGGTTTAAATAATGCAATAAGTTATGGAAATAATAAAGCATTACAATTCTATGTAACTAAATTACGATGGTGGCCAATAACGAGTGAGTCAATTCAAAAATTATTTAGTGACGATAATGTAAATGGTATTGAAATATTATCAAAAAATTATACACCTCCCATATTTGTATGTAACGAAGCTGCTGCCATATCATTAAAATGGTTAAAACATTACATAGATACGGGATATCCTGTGTCGCCAATCACTATTGCTATATCAATACAAAATAGTAATAGTGATTGTTTTGATTATTTAATCGAATCTGGATATATGACTGATGTTGATGCAATATGTTGTATATATGGCAATCGGTATTTACATGTAGCCATATTACATAATCATAAAGAAATATTTATAAAGTTGGTAAATTTAGGATGTCAAGTCACCATTGAATTATATATTGATGCAATACAATGTAATCATTTAGAAATGGTTGAATTATTGATAGAACATAATATGGTATTAACAAATGATATTTTTATGGATAAATTAAAAATGATGACTGTTGAAATGTTTGAATTTTTGGTAGATAAGTGGTCTAAATTGTACAGTACGAATACAATTATACAATTAATAATATACGATCAACCATCAAAACTATCGCATATATTATCTAATGCTAATGAAGATCATAAAGGATTAATGAAACAACATAAATCCGCAAAATGTATGGAACATTATAATGTTAGTAATAGTTGGTTTTAACGCTTCATTTTTTCATAGCATTCATTTTCTATTTCATATTCTAACTTTACATTTGCTTCATCATAATAATCTTGTAATTCTTTCATTTTATCAAATCGTATTTTTAATATTTCTTTTGAATCATTACTTTCTATTTTATATGCTGATTTAATTCGAGCAATATTATTATCGAAAGCTTGTTTCTCTTGTTTCTTTGCTATAGAAGGATGCATCACGTTACCATATAAATATGGTGTCCATGGATAGATAGCAACGAATGATGTTACAACAACAGCACCTATTGTAAATTTATATATATGATTCATTAATAATAAAACGTATTTTTATTGTTAAATATTAAATTAAACTATTTTGGTAATGCGAGGTGGTGTGCATAGATTGGGAGAAGCATACATCATATAATCTCCGAAAACATCAACAGATGCATAATATTTCGACTGCATTTTAGGATTAATATTTTTACTATATGATTTTGCTTTAGTAACAGATTGATCAGCAATATCCCAAGCAGTTACTTTTTTATTATTATTGCTGTCACCATTATATAATTTAGTAACATGACTAATCATATCTTGTGCACTATTTTTAACTTCGTCAATGGTTGCATCAAGTAATCTGTTATTTTCAACTTGACACATTAACTCGGGACTTAAATTATATTCGTTTTTGACATATGCTGTGTGAAAAATACTATGAATAAGAGATCCAGGAGTAAATGTTGTGTTAATGATGAGAATATAATGAGGAATATCAATATTTAGTGCCGAATCATCAATTCTTGTAACCGTAACATTATCGTCATCATTAAAATGATCCATAATCTGTTTTGTAAACCACATTGTCATTGAAAAATTCTGTTCCCTTTCATCAATAATACGATCAACAGTATTGGATCCCCCGTTCTTCTCTTCATATGATAGAGCCTTAATAGTGTCTGTCATGATAGTACAAATTGTCTCATATATTGTTTCTACAGTTGCTCCTACAGTTGTCATTAATATATATAATATTTATTGTTTAATACAAAAAATTAATTATTTTATTATTGATATTATCTATCATTATTACTTTTATTAACCGACAATGTGAATAGTTATTTGACAAAGTGCAATTTATTATACAGTTCTATAGAGCATAATAGATTAGATGGTGCAGCAATTATACAATGTGAACTAGACATTGAACTTGTCGGTGAAAAGTGTAAACTTGAATATAGAGTATGATCAAATATTAAGTCGAAAATAGCAATAGTCCATTGCACATTCATTACTAAAAAATTGAAAAAATATTTCATACCAAATCTCATTAATATTAACATTTTCATCATTACTCTACAACAATGGCTCTCAGTAACGAAGAGAAAGCCGCTCGGCGAAGAATAAAGGCAGCGAGTTTGCTTAGAGAACGGCAAACACTTGCCAAATGCATACAGGTAACAGAACAAAAATTGATGCAAAATGGAGCATTAGTTTTGAACCTGAATGATATTCTCAAAAAGCATATCGACGATGTCACGCAAGCTAACATAATAAAAAATGCATCTTTGGCAAAAAATGCATCTGATGCTGCCGCAAATGCATCGCAGCAACTTGAGATGTACAAGCAGAAGCAACAAAATATGTCAAATGTGTTAAACATCTATAAACATAATGCAAGATGTGTCGAAAGTGATATTCGCTTTTTGACATACATTATTGCATCACATACTGTATGATAGTAGTTACCGGCTTTTTTTATGTATTTAATGTACATTACATTAATTGTCTCAGAGTTTCGAAAATAATTATATCTACTTGAAACCCATCTGCCAATCGTGTTCCATATTGGTAGGCACGATATCTCTATCATATAGGTGAGGGTTAACAGTGATAACATTGACACACTCACCAGCTAATCTGTTACTGGCCTCAATAGTACAAGGGTAGTGTTTAGCAGATTGGCACTTTGATAAGATACGGTTGGTACCTCTCAAGTTCTCCTCAATATCAATGCGCTTGCCAAAAGTTTCAGGTCCCAAGTTCATGGTAGCATTACTATCCTTAATCTTGCTGCAACCCATAGATTTATCAGTGCACAAGGTTTGTTCATTGGTTTTGAACGAAGGATTAACACGAGCATCCACGTTTAGAGCATAATTAGCGGGTTCCATTGAATCGGCATAATATTCTTTTACGGCACATTTATCGTTGCGAGATCTAGCATGTATTCCTGACATAATATATAATTATAATAGATATTTATTACAATTTAAAATATTTATTTTTTAAAGGTATTGTTTATTGCGATGACGTGTATCTTCTGGTAAAGGATTGGAACCAACATGAGGTGTCTGGTAATTTCTAAAAGTATAATGAAATCTGTCTATAGCAGTATCAGATATTGTTTCACGATTATTTCTTGTACTAACACCATATTTTGGTTTACTAAAATTATTAATATCACCAAAACCACCTGTTTCCATTGATCCACCGGGGATATATGAACTGTGATCAATAAATCTGGATTTTTCACTGCAACTATAGTCTCTGTTATATCTTGGATCTTTTTCCATTTTACTAACTTTCTTGTGTTTAGATGCATCCTTCTTATCTTCCATTTGTTCTTCCTCTGTGAAAACACATTTTTGAGCATTTCTGTTGCCTGATAGATTAGAGAAATATTTATTACTAAAAGCATCATCCATTTCATCATCAATAACAAATCCTTTACTGCTCTTTGTGTATTGAGTATTCATTTCTATTTTTTCATTTCTCAAACGTCCATCAGCACCATAAGTTAAAGATGTATTTTGGAAATCGCATATATTTCTAAATAAAGGTGCATTATATTCATCATTGCTGACAAATTTCATTTTACTGTTCATATTATTTTGGTCTGGTTGCGTAATTTTCTTGTCCATTATATTCTTGTTATATATTTATTTTATATTTTTTATACATCAAATCTCAAATCACGATATCTTTCGCAATCCACACCATCGTATTTACATGATTTATATTCACCATCATAACCATTATAAATAAAATTTAGAAAATCACTTCTCTTACCTTCAATATTAGTTACTGGTAACGTTATAAAATTTTTCATTGTTTCTCTATTGATATGATCATTTTGATTTCTGTAATGACCGAAAAATAAATTATCTGTTTTAACATTTTCATCTTCATTACATGCACTATTAGTAGGATCAAGCGAATATGGTAAAAGATTGCCCATTGGATTATCAATTGTCGAATGTCTACATGATAAATATTCTTTCTCTCTCACTATACCATCAACCTCTATTAAATGCTCATCATATATATAACCAATTATTGTTACTAATAGTATTCCTATCAAACATATATATGACCATGATTTAGAACCAAATAACACAAATATGAGTCCAGACATCATTAGTAAACGTGTTACTGCATTAAATTTATTATTAGGAGAATAAATGGAAAAATTATCATAATAAGTAAGTAAATTAATGGGATTTTTAATCCATATTGATTCTTTATTATCCATTAAAATAGAATTAGAATTTATTTCTTGACATTAAAAAAATGTTCATCGTAATATTTTTCTAATTCTTGTTCTTGTTCCTCAGTTAATGCTACTTCTTCAACAGTTGGTGCTGCACCACTAAACATAGCTATAATTTTACTAATATCACCTGTACCAATTTCTGCCATTAGTTTCTTAATAGTTTCGATATCGCCAAATTTACTCGTGATTTCAGTTGGTAGAAATTGAATTGCAAATTCTATAACTAGGTCCATTGAAACTTCTGCCTTTTCCATATCAGTAATATATTGTTTCATTGCTTCGTTTGTTGAAATTCTCATTAGACAAGCAGCCATTTCACTTGGTGTTACTCTACCATTAGTTATTAGATCTTGATATATCGCAATCTTTGATGTTACACGATCTTTGACCGTAGAATTGGCATCATCATCGGTACTAAAAATGAATACAATATCTTTATAAATTTTATTAACCAATACTACATTAGTTTCACATGACATATCTAAATCCGGCATAAATTGAGTAATCATTCCCATGATATCCAAGTTTTCAACAGAATTTGTGTCCTTCATTTGCGATAATGCATTAGTAAACATACTTGTCATTTCAGGATTGTCACCCATGGCTCTCTTCAATGTATCATTAATTGTATTAGATGTCATATCTGTACCCGTCATTTGTGCCAACATTTCCATTATTTCCGGATTGTTATCCATGTGTTTCATCATTTCGCTCATATCTGGTAATTCTGCTTCTCTATGTTCTCTATTGATTAAACGTTGTTCTGCAACTTGTTTATCGTGTTCTATCTTTGCTACTCTATCATTCTCTTCATGTTCTCTTTGTTCAGCTCTCTTATGAATTTCTACACCAAGTGTATTGATAATTTCATCTTTCTTATCTTCGGTTGCTGATTCCAACATAATATATAGCAAATGAACCATGTTCCAATAATTATGCTCAATTTCAGTAGGAAAGGTATTAATAATATCTAGTAATGGTAATTTATTTTCAAGATTTTTTGATATTTTAGTACTTTTCATCAAAATAAAATGTCTAATTTTATTGGTTGAACCGTTTCTTAATTCTTGATGTGTAGCCATAAATTCTTTTAAGAAATTTTGTCTCATTGTTGTCAGACCATCAATAATCTCTAGAAAAACAAGTTTACCGGCATCTTTATCAATTTCTACATAAAATTCATTGATAAGAGTGTTAATTTCTTCGGTAATTGTTTTTGTCAATGTATATGTTTTTTCCATGATTAAAATAACTTATTGTAATTATTTTAAATAAATAAACTTATTTTATTTTTCCATTTTCTTGTATGCATAAATATCTGCTAACACGGTAATATTTTCAATATATCCAAAAATAATATTTTTTGTTTCATCATCGATGCCATATGATACAGTTTTAATGATTGATAATAATTCTCTAAATTCAGGTTCGATAATATCATTGTCCGCTAATAAATAAAAATATTCATAATTTCTTTTTTGTACGTTTTCTAAGAATGTTTCGAATTCTGGTTTTAATAAGAAAAAAGCATACATATTAACACATAAATTTACATTAATATAAATAGCATCCAAGAGTTGTTTTTTAGATGCTTTAACTTTACATAAATCTGTTTTACTAATCTCTATTTGATCTGCAATAATCATTAATTGATTTAAAAGTGTATTTAATTCATCATTAAAAGTTTTAACAATTGTATCTATATTTGCTGCTAAAAGGTCCGCCATTATACTTTAATAATAAAGAAATTTTTAAAGTAATTTATCGTATTAAAATTCTTTATTCGCATTCATAATATTAATTAAATCATTGTTACGTGATGCCAATAATTCTTGCATTTTTTGTTGCTGAGCCGCTGTACTAATTTTTCTATCAATATATCGCTTTGACATGCTTGGAGTATATTGTATTTTATCTATGTCTTCAATATATGCTGAATTTACAGCAATCTTTTTATCATCACAATCTTTTATTGCTGAAAAATTACCATCCGCTTGTTTTCCAATTGTGGGATCCACATAAAAATCAGGATTTGAAAGTTTTGTAATATTATTTGCATTAAGATTAATATATTGTTGTGTTTCTACCCAATTGAACACTTCTTTACCCACTAAAGGTACAGATATACCTTTAACAACTAAAATTGGAACTGTAGTAAATGATTTTGGTAATTGGGCAAAAATCTTTTCATCTGTCACATCATGACAAATATAATTATTTTCATGTCCAAAGTTTTTAATTTTTAGCCACAATTCTTGGCAACATTTTTTATTATTATAAAATAAATGAGGTCTATCATCAGCGCTCGACATTATTATTAAGAATACATAATAATTCCTTATATATAACTTTAATTATTATGTAAATATATTGGATTTATTTCTGGAATTATTATGTAAATATATTGTATTATGCAAAAAGAATACTCTATTTTAGATGCACATTTATTATCAAATAATTATATTGTGTTGTTATCTGGTCTAGATTGTAGTCCTATCAGTACAGTCACCAAAGAATTGTGCATTGCATTTAATGGTATTGTATTAGACTATATGCATTTGCCTTTTAATTCGGATTTGAAAGTTGTTAATGATAGAGTACATGATTTATTAAAACAGAAAAAACAAATATTATTTATTAAAGCTAAATCCTTTGATAAAAAATATATTAAAATACCTGTTGATATACATATTAATATAAGTATTAGCGATAAACAAATTAATGATTTATCTATAAGTACACAATATAAAGAGGTAATCAAAGAAAATTATATTCATAAATATTTTAATTTCAAACATGACGCAAATATTGATGAATACATTGATAATATTTTTACATATATTATTGATGATATTGAGAAAAAACTTTATAAAGATAAATATCAAACATTAAGTCATAAATTTTATGTTGAAGGTCAAGGTTCAATTGATAAACCAGAATCAGCTTACAATAGTACTTTGATGTATGATAAAAATTCATTGACTGCCGATGATTGGAATAATAAAGCTATAACTATGGCAGATAATGAATTGAAAGAAGATTTGGATGATTCTGCAACAGATGAAGATTTAGACGATATGTTGAATGAATCTGTTCGTATTCGCTAATCATTGATAACGCTCATGCAAGAAACATATTGTATCATTAGCACCGTCCCAATCACTTAAATCCCAGATATATATATTTCCGGTTAATGGATTGTATATTGAACACTCGGATATAATAATATTATTGCGTCTTGCTATAGATACACATGATAATACTTGCAACAATATTTCAACTTTAGGTTTCTCACTTGTTGATGATTTAATACAAATAATATTTTTACCATATTGTAAATCCATCATGCATTTAATTCCAGATTCTTCATCACGTAACGTATATGATGCATTAATGTCATGACAATCTATAAAATGATTAATATATGATGTTTCAAGTTCTCCTAGCCAACGATTATAAGTTGTAATATCACTTTTATTTATTTTTTCCATTATAAATCTTGTTTTATCAAAATTTATTAAATGTAATATTGAATTTCTTCCTTTCATAACACCTTTTACCAAGGAAATTATAAAAATATCAAATATTATATCTTTGGATTTTTTATCTGAAATATATTGTCTATATGATTCTGCGAAATAAGGAATTAAATTATCAGGTATAAAACTACTAATTTTAATTCCTGATTTATAATATGATATTAAATTTAATACTTCTTCATCTGATTTATTTTTAAAATCTATACCAAAACGTCCCTCAATAACTGAATCTAATGATCTATCGCCAATAATATCAATACTATTATTCAAATCTTTGAATGCATACATTATATAATCTAAATATTCAATGCGTTCATTACCAATTTTTTGTACTGATCTAGATACATACACTTCAATAAAATCTGTAAATATTTGAGAAATATTTGACACTATTAGATTTCTGTCTTCACAAAATTCACCAAAATAAGTTGGTATTTTATCATGTAATTCAATAATTTCAGGTTCTCTAAAATGATAATTAAAAATATTATCACTATATTGCTCATAATCCAAATAATTCAAATTAAAAATAATATTTTCAATTGTGTAATCGGCTGGCATAGGATCACGTGCAGGCATACTTTTTAAACTATCTTCATCAATACTAGTATTTTTAAAAGTTATAATATTTTTTGTTAAGGGGTGTGCTATAATTTCATCAATAAATATTGATGGCTGTCGTTCATCATAACACATGTACAGTTTATTTTTAGCTCGTGTTATACCTACATAAAATAATCTTCGCTCTTCTTCAACATCGTCACATCTTGGCGATGGAAATGTAGAACTGTTTATGTCAATAATATATACGTTATCAAATTCTAATCCTTTAGTACCATGAATAGTTGACAATATCACACGTCCCATAATATTTTGAACCAATTGTTTTGCCATAATATTATCACCATTAGATTCAATATAAAATGTAGGAATATTATGAAAAGCTAATTTTGATTCTAAAATTTTTAATACATAATTATTTCTAGCAATAATTGCTATTTTATGTAAATTATCTTTATCCTCTTCACATATTTTCAAAAGCTTTCGGATCAAAAACTCAATTTGTTCTTTTTGATTTTTAACACTTGTAATAATAATTTTTCTGGCAACACTTTTATTCATTGCCACAATAGTTTTATCTATTTTATCGTGATTGTATGATAACACTATATTAGCCAAATCAACAATGTTTGTATTGCATCTATAATTTTTAATTAAATATGTATGAGAAGCATTATCGTAATTTTTATCAAAGTTCAATATATATTTAATATTTGTTTTACGAAATGTATAAATATTTTGTTGATCATCCCCAACAACAACCAAAAGTTTAGCTGACTTGTATAATGATTTAATAATCTTTTCTTGAACATCATTAATATCTTGATATTCATCAATAAATACATATTTATATTGATGATCTTCTGTCATAATAAATTGTTCCAAAGAATCATTATCGTCGTCTTCATCATCTAATGTTTCATCAATTAATACATCATTTGCATCATAAATACCATCTTGAGCAGTAATACGCATTTCTTGATATTCATTATCATCAACGCATAAAATATCACTATATTTATGTAAATAACTTTCAATATTATCTTCAATAACATAATCATTATTTTTTATCATTTTACTATAAGCAATAGAATGAAATGTACCAATTGTCATTTTCCCTATAATGTCTTCCCCCAAAGTACTTGTCAATCGTTCTCTCAATTCATTACTAGCATTTTTGGTAAATGTTGTAATAAAAAAATCACGAGGTTCACAATGTAATACAGTAATCATATAAATAATCTTTGCAATTAATGTTGTAGTCTTTCCTGAACCAGCACATGCAATAATACATAATGCTGTACGCTGATCTATAAAGTCTTTGTTTACAGCGATATTATATTGTTCTGTGTTAAGATGTTTCAAAAAATCATGTTGTAAACAATTTACATCAGTCATTATTATAGATATATTTTAATGATTAAATCATAAAAAATTGATAAATAATATTATTTACGAATTAAATATTAATATTGCAACAATCTAAGATGTTAAATCTTGCATTCCTACCAACAGACATATTATATTATTGCATCGTTCCATATCTATCACCTAGAGATCAACGATCATTCTTGGATGCGATAATGTAAATGATATTAGCACATTAACAACTGTTAAGACTCTTACGATAAAAAATTGTAAGAATATAATTGATATTTCTGCTCTAATAAATGTTAAATATCTTAGAATACTTGACTGTCCAAATATAATTATACCATCAAAATAAAATAAAAATTGATAAATTAAATGTATAAATAAATATCAAATATATATAGTAATGAGCAAAGCTAAATCTGTTAAAAGTAAATTACTTTCTGTCACTGATATAGAGCAAACAGAGTCTATTGATAATTTTAATACTAATAGTTTGTCTTTTATTATTAATAATACTAATTATATATTTAGCAACACCATAATTAGAACCATTATCAGTTTAGTTGGTTCATTTGCATTTGACAAAAGTGATATTGAATTTTCATCAGATACATCAATTTTTAATAGAGATTTAATACGCGAACGTATTAACAACATACCTATAATATATAAAGATTATATGTACAAACCTATTGATGATTTTGCAGAAACATGTGCCCGATTAGATGTTGATCGCAAGTTTAAGAATCGTGTTTTAACCGATATTGAAACTATTGATGAACTTAATAAAAGAAAGTTATCAATGATTAATAATATTCATATGTTTGTTGATGCCAAAAATGATACGAATGATGTATTGAACGTTACCACAAATAGTAAATTTACCACATTTCATAAAGATGAAAAAATTATTCCTGATATTTATCCAAGAGAACTTAAAATATGTGGTTTGAAACCCGGAGAAGAAATTAAGTTTTCTGCTAGTGCGAGTTTTAATATTCCATTAGCCAGAGATTGTTATAGCGCTGCGATAACAACTGGTCATAGAGAACTAGATTCGACAACATACAGAATCAAATTAATATCTCACAGACAAATGCCTGAAAAACAAATTGTTATTGAAGCATGTAAAATTATTATTATTAAGATCAATAATATTAAGAATAAATTAATTTCGAAAATCATAGAAATGAAAAGTACATCTAATATTGATTATAATGCAAGTATTGAAATTACAAATGAAAATCATACCATGGGAGAAGTGTTAAGCAGACAGTTAAGAGAACATGCATTTGTTAATTACGCTGCTTTCAAAATGGAACATCCTGATAAAAATGCAATTATCTTTGAATACAAGGTTGAAGGCATGACTATTGCTAAAATATTAGATGCTGTAACAGATGATATTGTTAAAGAGTATCAGATTATTATAGATGCAATGTTATCGGCTTAACAAAATAATAATATTGGTATCAATGTTAGGTTTTATCATTGGATGTATTGCATTAATCATTGTATTTATAATTTTCTATTGTAGTTGTGTATGTGTCAGGGTAAATGATTTGAATGATTACCAACCAATGCCATCATAAATTAATTATTCTTAGAAGAAACCGACATATCCTCTATCTATGATACTAGAATTAGCAATCTCAATATATTTATAACTTCTAAAGTTATTTTTTTCTTTCATTTTTTCCTTCATTTTTTGATTCTTATTTTTATGACGAAACCAAGTTTCTTTTCTAGTATGTTTACGCAAATAATAATTATTTTTTCAATTTTTATAACAAGTATTTCTTATAATTAGTTCTCTTAATTAGGGAAAAGGATGCAATACCCGATGCATTCCATATTACTCCCGATGATGTAGTCCAAGATCTATACCATTCACTTAATAATAACATATTATTTTTCCATTTACTTCCTAATAAATCAACAAAAAAATCATGAGCAGATTCAGCACCACTAATACACATTTCATCAGAGGATGATCTCCATAATTTGCTACCAAGATGCGGTGTTATAATAAGTCCTGCAAAATCTTCTCTAACTTTATCCCAATCCATGACATCATATAATCTGATATCATCAGGTTTTTTCTTATATTTTTTAATAAATTTATGTAATTCTTCTTTTTCTGAAATAATTTTAACGTTATCGTATAAATCAATTTTATATGTGTAAGAAAATAAATTCCATTTACTTGGTACCTTAATAGTGTCTCTAACATGATCCAACCAACCTGTGCCACAAGATATCCATAACCCTTGAGGTCGATGATATAAGCTTTTTCTAGAGACAACATATTGAGGTGGTATAGATATATTATTCATTTCTTTGGTAGAATGATAGAAGAAAGAGGTGCCATAATCGTGTTTATGGATGTATGATTTTACACTATTTATATTTCGTTCGCTTAATTGCATCATTTCACTATCTGGTAAACGAATATATTTTTTATCAGATTTTTTTCTAGTAGTAAATATAAATATACCCAACTCCATATTAAAATAAATGTACATTTGATACTTAATAATATTTATATTTATTTTTTCAGAGAAAGAATTTAAAAATCTTGTTTTAATATAATGGATAACAATTATCTAACATATAAAATGTTATTATATAGCATTATAAGTAATCCGTCATTTATAAAATGTTCAATTAATAATAATATTATTACGTGTTCCGATAAAATAGTGTTAGAACACCTTAATAAACAATCGTTCACGACGAAATATAAACATATTTCATTTTACACTTTATTACCAACAGTTAATGCATTCACCGAGTCTATTAAAGATTTGCCATTTTCCCTATTACCTGTATATAAAATTGGAAATGATTTATCACAGTTCTTAAAAGATTATTGTGAATTTTGTACTCTAAATGTTAGGGCGTATGAAACTAAAAGATTCGATCAATATATACATGATTTTACCGATAAAGAGATATGTCTACAATTGCAAACGTATCACAACACCAACAAAGAATTTAGTAATTTCTTACAGACGAATTATCATGCCGGAAACCATAGTAATTTAAGTCAATATGGAATATTACCAATGCAAACTTTTTTTAATTTTGATATTATAGAAAATAAAATAAAAGATAAATTGTATATTTCTCAAAATAGTATTATCAATTCATTGATGTATATGTTTGAATATTTGAAGAAAGGAATAATGGTTGGGATAAAAGATAATAAAATAGTAATATTTTTACCATTTAGTAAACATGATTATAAAAACGATTATTTTGAAGAATTATATTTTGACGAAAATGATAAGAAAATTTTAAGAGAATATAAGAAAAATAAAAATAATAATTTGAAGAAAAAGTTAGCTAATACAGTAAAATATTATTTTAACAAATATAAAGTTCCTAATAAAGATACTATTTGGGATAGAGAAAAGTGGTTTGGAAATAATTGTTTCTTTAGACATGACACTTGGGAAGGTGATAAATTGACAATAGATTATTTGGACATGCTAATGTATCTCTGTGAACATAGAACAATTAATGATTGTGTATTTATGTTAAATGTTAGAGATTTTCCAATGTTAAGAAAAGATAGAAAACATCCATATACAGTTATAATTGATAAAAAGATTCCTGAAAAATATATGCAAGATTTTTGTCCTATTTTATCGGTTGGTGCATCAGATCATTATGATGATATTCCATTAATAACACCAGATGATTGGACACGAGTTAGTCAAAGATTATATCCAATGTCTTGTAAAAATCCATATGATGAAGCTAATGAATCATTTACCGTACCATGGTCTAGTAAAATTGGTAAAGCTGTATTTAGGGGTGGGGCAACAGGTTGTGGTCAAAGAGTAGATAATAACGTCCGTCTACGAGCTACTCAAATGTCATTAGATAATCCTGATTACCTAGATGTTGGTGTCACATCTTTTAACAGACGTTTGAAAAAAGAATTTAATAAACCGTTATCAATTGCACCTAAATCTAAATTTCCAAAGGCAGAATTTATGTCTATTGCCGATAAGGAAAAATATAAATATATATTAAATATTGATGGTCATGTTACGGCATTTAGATTGGGTCATGAACTTAAAATGAAATGTGTAATGTTAATTGTTGATTCTCATTATCATATATGGTTTAGTAAAATGCTTGTTCCATATGAACATTATATTCCAATTAAATGCGACTTATCTAATTTAATTAGTCAAATACAATGGTGCAGAGATAATGATAGTAAATGTGAACAAATAAGTTTGAATGCATTAAAATTCTACAATCAATATTTATCAATGGATGGAGTATTAAATTATATGACAAATACATTAAATAAAATGGTTTTGTATAAGGAACCAAAAAGTGTACCAATTAAGATTGCAATCATTGTACCATACTATGATCAATATTCTGATAAAGCAAAATTCTTGTATACAATGTGCAAATTAATGAAAAATCACAGTGTAAATTATAAAATAATAATAGTAGAATCAATAGAAAAAGAAAATTCAAAATATATAGGATTTGATTATATAAATTCTAAAGAACAATTTGATAATTATATATTTACAACTGTTATAAATATTCCAGACCACGTTACCATTAAAAAGTATTTTACTTTGACCGTGGGTACAGTAACATTAAAAGATACAATTATTAGCGACAAAGTGTCTATAGTGAATACAAATCATGCATACACAGTAAAATACGAAAATTATTGCAACAATATATATCATATTATCGTGTGATTATTCAGGTTCATATATCCAATTAAATATATTATGATAAGTTGTACCAAAAAATATATTTGATAATACTATTAATCCTAATGCTTGTGCAAAAGTGATCTTATTAAATCTGAACACATTTGGTATTGTCGAATTCCATATATATACAATCAATAATATAGAAATTATAAATGATATTATTGGTGCAGAAAATAATAAAAACGCATCTAAATTATTTTTATATGTTTTAATTGGCATGATACAATATGTAGATATAAAATATAAAATTATTCTATTAAACAGCATATTATATTATCAATGTCGGATGCAATATATTTTTATGGTCATAAAAACGAGTATGGTTTTATGAGCAATTTTTATCCATGTGTTTTTAAACTCAATTGTACGATTAATGGTGTTAAACAATCTGTTTCATTTAATTGTTCCGAGCAATATTTTATGTTTAAAAAATGTATGATGTTTGATGAAAATAATACAATGCTAATTCATCAAATATTGACAGAAGATAAGCCTAGTAAAATTAAAGCATTAGGGAGACAAGTTGTAAATTTTGATGGTGCAACATGGGATCAACATAAATTTAAAATTATGATGAAAGCTTTAAAATATAAATTTGGTCAAAATGAAGAATTAATGATGATGTTACAAATGACAAGAGGTAAAATTTTATACGAGGCATCACCTAAAGATAAAATTTGGGGTATTGGTATGAATGCGATTAAAGGTATTGCTAGTGATCCATCAACATATGGACAAAATTTATTAGGTCAATCTCTAATGATTATTAGGGATGGGGAATAATTTATTTATTTACTTGGCAGCGGCAACCTTCTTGGTAGCCTTTGCAGCCTTGGGAGCAGCTACCTTAGTGGTCTTTGCAGCCTTGGGTGCGGCCTTAGTGGTCTTTGTAGTAGCAACCTTCTTGGTAGCCTTTGTAGTAGCAACCTTCTTGGTAGCCTTGGTGGTCTTGGCAGTGGCAACCTTCTTGGTAGACTTTGCGGTAGCGACCTTCTTGGTGGTCTTTGCACTCTTGGCAGCCTTCTTAGCACTCTTTGCGGCCTTGGCGGCGGCAACCTTTGCGGTCTTCTTGGTAACTCTGGGCTGAAGCTCCTCCTGCTCACTCTTCTTGATCTTCTTTAGCTCGTTCTTGTGATACTTGGTGATTGGACTGTCTCCAATGCTGTATACAACGGGCTCATCAAGCTGACAACGTCTTCCTCTGTACTGGTGGACACGCTTCTTACTGATCTTGGTAGACTCAATTAGCCAGAAAACGTGCTCGGCATTAGCATCTCCACCTTCCTTAATAAAGTTTCTAACAATCTCACTTAGTGCCTTGTTGGCAGCCTGATAGGGACTATCACCATTGTATCTTCCATATGCGGGATCAGTCTGGGTTAGCTTTACTTTGAAAGATCTGGTCTTCTTCTTCTCACTATCGGTAACTTCGTCGGTTCTGACAACTACTTCTTCTTGGGTGCTCATTATACTTTATAGTTATAATACATTTTTAAGTGATTAAACGGAAAAAAATATGATCAAACTATAGTATTTTTATCAGCCATTAAAAATATTTGTTTTGTCATATTTATACTGTAAAATATTTTCCAATGTATATTATGATATGAAATTAATATTAATGTATGTTTAGGCAACGGCAATATGATATTATCATATTAATCCTTAAATGTTTTTGAATAATAACAATATTTTTATATAATTATATTATAAAGTATATGTTACGCAAAGAGTTTAATATATATTGTCTAAGTAATGATTACGGTTTATTATATAACTTTTTTCACAAGTTACAACATCACATATATAAATTATTCGAATTTTATATTATTGACACAACTGAAAAAAACTTGTTTATTAACGAATTATATGAAATTTCAACAGGCACGAATATAATTTACAACGTGGCCATACATAATTATAATCAAGATACATGTGTTGAAACAAATGAAATGATTATTAAATATGAAAAAAGTCCAAAAATATTGTATGATTTAATTAATAAACATTTTATTGCTAATAATATTATTCACGATATAGCATATGAAACAATACATCCATTAAAAAGTAAAATTAAATCGAAAATGCATATTTTGATGAATAAAATTGGATTTCCCGGGTTGCAAGATTTTTATATATTTATAGATAGCAACGCGATTGTTGATATGAAATATAATGACTTTATTCCATTAAAAATATGTAACACAACTAGCAAATGTCCGTTTACAATTAAGAAAACAATGTCACCAAATATCAATGTTTTCTTTATGTGTTTTGATATTAATATTAATTTTTATTTAATCCAAGGTATATTTCTGAATGATTATTTAAATTTAAGTACACGTGTGATGTCTCAAATTATTTATCCTGACATATATGAAAAACGAAAAAATTTATTAATTGAACATTCAAATAATGATTTTAAAACAAAATATTTAAAATATTGTGACAAAGGTGAATTATTAGTATTAACACATAATGAAATAAATGTAATGTTATGTGATCATGAAAAACTGTATAATAAAATAAAAGTTAAATCTTTCACGTCATTAATGCAATATTTTGTCACCAAATCAGATAAGCCCATTGAAATATTCAACATAATAAAATTATTATTATTAGGAACAGAAGATAATATTAATATTGCTGGAATGTTATTTCTAGTATTAAAAGAGAAAAAAACCAATAATCTAATAATTGCAAATTTAATTTATGTATCGTTAAATTTTGTATCTCAGATAAAACTTAAAATGGTTAATATAAATGTTGAATCTGAAATTAAACAATTAAATGAATTGACATTTGATGATGTTGACTTGAGAAAACAAATGTCCATCGTTAAAAATATGCCATTATATGTTAAAAATCTTATTAATGAAAAAATTAATGAAATGAAATTAAATAACAACGATTATCATAAACAATATACTTTTGCAAAAACTTTAATAGATTTTCCTTGGCCAGCTACCGATGATAAAAAATTCGATATTAATGCTGATAATTCGAAAGACTGTGCACAATATTTTAAAAATATAGAAATGCAATTGAATGAAATTACATATGGGCATGTCCAAGTTAAAGATAAAATTCTTTTACACTTGGCAGAATGTATTTCAAATCCTGATTCAAATGGTTATATAATGTCTTTTTGTGGACCACCAGGTGTGGGTAAAACATTAATTGCACAATCATTAGCAAAAGTATTAAATATACCAATAATAATTATACCATTAGGTGGACATAATGATAGCGAAGTATTGCATGGTACAGCATATACATATTCTAGTTCACAACCTGGATCAATTATTAAAGAAATAATTAGAATGGGTACAACAAAATGTATATTATATTTGGACGAGTTAGATAAAACTAGTATTAGAAATGAAAAATCTCACAATGAAATAAATGCAATAATATCTCAATTAACAGATCCAAACATGAATTCTCATTTTAGGGATAGATTTTTTCAAGGAATAGAATTTCCATTGAAAAACTTAATAATAATTGCATCATACAATTCAAATCAATCGTTCGATAAATCGTTACTAAATAGATTTGATGAAATTGAAATTAAACCATATAATTTACGTGAAAAAATTCATATTACAAAACATTTTATTATTAAAGAAATATGCGAAAATATGAAATTCAACTATGAGATTTGTATTGATGATGAAATATTGAAATATGTATTATTGCATTACATACGCGAGAGTGGAGTGCGAGATATGAAACGAAAAATTAAATTAATTATTATGAAACTTAATAAATTAAAATTAACAAATCAAATTTCTCATATGATCACGGATAATAAAATTACATTAGAAATTGATGATATAAAATATTTTTTGAAAGATGAACATGTCTATGAAATTGAAAATATTAATCATAATGATGGCGAAATAGGTATTATTAATGGTCTATATGCCAATAATTTAGGTAACGGTGGTGTTTTATCAATTCAAATAGATAAATATTACAATTTTAATAATACATTTACGTTGAAATTTACAGGATCACAAAGTGAAGAAATGAAAGAAAGTGTATTCTGTGCATATACTAATGCTATCAATTATATAGGTATATTAATGGATTTTACTGATTTTGAAAAATTAAAAACACACATAACTACCAATTTTCCATGTGGTTTTCATATTCATGTTAATGATGTATGCACTCCTAAAGATGGCAGTAGTGGAGGATGTGCTTTTGCCCTAGCTTTTATTTCTCTAATATTAAATAAACCAATTAAAAACAATATAGCTATCACTGGCGAATTAAATATTAAAAATAAAGTATTAAGCGTTGGTAATATTATGGCAAAAGTTATCAGTGCTAAAAATAATGGCATTCGTGCAATCTTAATACCCAAATCAAATAATAATGATATTGTAACATTATTAAAAGATGAAGAAAATGAACATTTATTTGATGAGACTTTTCAATATCATTTGATAGAAACGTTAAATGATGCAATTGATATTTGTTTTTAATTATGATAATTATTATCCAATAGTATAATAATGAATTATTCCGATATAGATAATATTATTGACTTTATTATCGAATCAATTAACAATTTTATTTTATATCATCAAGTTCCATATTTAACTGTTATTTTTCAATATCTTGAACATTTTCAAAATTCACAATATAATTTTATGAATATAAATTCAATCGACCACGATGATGATACATATATATTTAAAGTAAATAAAAGACATTTTCAATATAATCTATTAGACATTTCAAGTACAATAGTCCTATCTGATCAACTATTAACAATTATGGAAAATGGAAAAATATATTTAGCACACATTGAAAATAAAGATAAAAACTATGGATTTGACTTTGTTCAAAATAAAATAAAAGGAAATTATTCAAGTATTATTGGAAAATATAATACAATATATAATTACATAGTAGCTTTTGAAACATTACCTAATACTGATGCCAACATTATAACACTATTTACCAATATCAAGACTATTTTTAACGATAAAATTGAATTGCTGAAAATGTTTGTTATAATAGATAAAATGCTTCATATATATTATTTTAATGTTGATGATGATTTTGCAAAGTCGTTTGTCACAAAAATTCATATACCCCAATTTCAACTATCGTCTAATGTTCAAATAGATAAACCGTGTGTAAATAGTTGTTCTACTACAATATTTTCATCAACTTATTCGTCATTTTTTAATACTACTATACAACCTAATACATCTTGTATTAATACTACATGTTATTTTGATCCTTGCACTAATAATAATTTATTTGATGCTTATGATAATTTTATAAAAATAAAACATGGTTTATTTGATAAAGATCATATATGCAGTGTGAAAAATGAATTCACATTATATTTAGATAAAGATTATGTTCGATTTTCATCATATGATATTACAACTGATATATTTTATGTTAAATTAGTAGCTTTCAATATAAAATTATTGACTTTGATAGAAGCAGATTATATGCCATATATTATTCCATAAAAAATCAATGAATGTGCATTAAGGAAATTGGACATAGTGTCACCTTAAAGTCATTAACGACTGATTTGTGTGGGTATGACAAGCGTGTACTTGTCAGGAAAGGTTTGTAGCGTAATATGCTGTA